ATGGTCATCGAAATCCTGGCCGGCGCCGCCTTCTTCATCGGCGGTTTATGGCTGATGAAAAAGGCGTTTGAGGCGATCGGCTTACTTTAGCACCACCCGGTTGTACAGGGTGTTGAACCGCTTGATCTCGGCCACGATCTCGTCGTCGATCGCCTCAACCCGATCCTTGCTGGCGTCCCGCGCCTTGAGCAGATCCTTGCGCTTGCGCAGCGCTTTCAATCGCTTCTCCGTGGTCTTGAGCCGGCCGAGCATCTTGCGCTCGTCAGCAAAGCGCGTGGCGACCTCCTGGTACTCCTCGCCGGTGAACGTGTCCAACTCCCGCTTTAGCGTCTCGAGACTGCTCTTGCGGTCGTAGTACATCTCGTAATCCATCGTGTCGTACTCGCTGCCGAACAGCTTGCGGTAGAACGGCGCGTTGCGCTTCTCGATCTCCTCGCCAGGCGCCGCGGCCCGATACCCGGTGTCGATCGTGTTGAGCACGAAATGCCCGGCGCCGCCCGTCATCGTGCTAACCAGCAGATCCAGCGACTCCGGCGACACGTCGAACGCCCCCGACCGAAGCTCGTTGCCGCCGGTAAGCTCATTGAGCGTCTGCGTGATCCACTTCGACGGCGCCGAGGCGGTCGCGAAATACCGCTCGCTGTCCGGCCGCTCCGAGAATGGGTTTTGGTCGGGCATCAGCGGCCCGCCGTGCCAGGCCGTGTTGGTGGCGATGCTCACGCCCGGATCAAGCAGCGTCGGCGACAGGGTGAGCAGCGGCGAGGCAGACGAGATCGGGTTGAACGCGTCCATCGTGGCCGTCGCCAGTCGCCCGGCCTCCCCGGCAATCGAGTAGGTCGGGATCGGGTCGATGGCGTTGCTCACGCCGCGGCCGATCGTTTGCCCGACGACGTGGAACACGTTGTAGCCCCAGGGCGCCGGGATCGTCACATAGTCGTCCTTCCCGCCGCCGTAGACGATAACGATGTTCCGGTCTTTGACGTGGTTCGGCAGCTTGTCGTACCACGTCAGCCCGTCGTCGTCCTCGTCGCTTAGTGCCCGGTTCACCATGTCGAGCACCGCCGCGGCAACTACCGTGGCGCCGGCCATCGCCTGCACCTTTCGGCTCTTGCCCAAGGCGCTGAACATGCGGGCCGTGCCCTGCACGCTGGCGTTGAAGAACAGATACATGGTGTTCATCAACTGCCCCTGCGCGCCCCGGCGGTTGAAGTTGACCGTCAGGTTCTTCGCCAGGTTCGCCGCCTTGGCCGAGCTCATGCCGTTGCGTCGACCGTGAACGAAGGCAGACAGTCGCACCGCGTTCTCGATCGCGTTGTTGGCATCCATGATGAGATCCGACGCCGCGCGCAGCGCCTTTTTCGACCGGTGCCCCGGGCCGATCATCGCAAGCTCGCGGTTGATCGCGTTGGCTCGATCCTCGACGTTCTCGTAAATGTCCATCCAGCCGACCATGCCACCGGCCCGCTCGAACTCGTCGGCCCAGCGATCCCACTCGGTTTCTACCGTGCCGCGCCGGCTGCGCCACATGGCCTTGATGCCGTGCTTCGATGCGTCCTTGACGATCCGCGTCGCCATGTCGTGAAGCTCGGTGTCGCCGAGGTTGTAGAACGCCGTTTGCAGGTCGCGGGCGTAGTTTGTGATCGTGAACTCGGGGTTGAGCGAGGTGTTGACCATCGACAGCACGCGCATGATGCCGTGCATGAACTGCATCAACTTGGGCATCTGCTTCTGCGTCAGGTTGCGCATTTCACTGACGAGCCGCATCGCCTGCGGATTCTTGTCGTTGAAGGTCACGCGCACCGACTTGCCGCCCACCTTCACGCTCAACTCGTTGTCGCGCAGCATCGGATCAGGGCGGTAAACCACCTCGCCGGCCGCGTTTAGCGCGGCCACCTTGCGCGGCTTGTCGATCTCCCAAAGGTTCGGGTCGGGGTGCTCGGTCACAAGCTCGAGCAACGCCTGGCCGACCAGGTTCTTCTCGCCGCGCGTGGCGCTGGCCTCGTACTGAGCAACCATATGCGTGAAGATCAGGCCATGCTCGACCGGCTTGGTCGAGCCCGCCCGCACCTTCGACTCCTTGCCGGCGATATGGAAGCCCTGCCCCTTGGCCGGCATGTTGGGTACGTCGGCCAGGTCGCCATCCTCATCGGTGAGCATGTCGCGATGCAGCGGGACATAGTGCTGATACATGCTCGCCCACGACTCCGCTTGCTCTGGTGACAGCAGGCCGTCGTCCACCATCTTTTCGAGGCGAGTGCGGTTCATTTCATCGACGCTCCGACCGACTTCCTGCATGTCCGCGTTGTCCGCGTACTCGGTCAGGATGGCGTCAGCCTCCTGGTTGCTCATGCCTGACAACGCTTGGTTGTCCTCCCGATCCGGGTTGCGCTCGGCCAGTACCGCGTTTGCTTCCTTGGCGTGGCGGGCGTGCAGGAATCGACCTACCTCCTCCATGTCAAAGCCGCCGCGGTTCATCACCTCGAGGATCGGCTTGACGTGGAAATCATCGAGATCATCGAGCCGCTTGCGCGCCCGGCCGGCGAAGTTTTCCTGCGCCATCATGGCGTCGGCCGTCTCGGGAACGGAGCCCGCCGCTTTCTGGAAGTCGGCGAGATCCTTGAACCGATCCACGATGTTGTAGATGAACGAATCGAGCGCCTTGTCCGACGACGACTTGAGGCGGGTGAATCCGCCGTTGCGCGGTGGGCGCTCGGATGCCGTCGGGCCGCGGCTGAAATGAATCCGCGGGTCGGAGCCATCGAATGCGCCGCTATTCGGGCCGGAGCCATCCATCGGCTGCCCGTTGAACAGGGAGCGAACCGGCCCATCTTCTGCCGACTTGATTTGCTCGGGCTCGAATGCGACGAAAACGGAATGCGGCCGGGTTGCGGTGACGTTGTAGGTGTCTACCGTGTTTCGGATTACAAGCCCGTCGTGTCCGTCGCGCTTTGCCTGCTCAAGCTGCTCACCCTGGGCGGCCGGGCCGCCTCGGGCGCCCCAAGACCGGCCGCCGGCGTCCACTTCCATCGGGTTTTTGATCGACAGGTACAGTTGGCCGATCGCGTTCTCGGCGTTCTGATAGTCAAACGCCCGGCTGTCATCGGCATAGGTGCGCGCAACGTCACGGCGATCGGTGAAGAAGAAAGCCGCCTCCGGGTCGTCCTCGCCGTATCGCTGCCACATCGTTTGAAATTTGCCGTCCTGATCGAACAGGCCGCGAGCGTCGGGCGATCCGTGGAATGCCACCATCGGGCGCCCCTGCTCATCGACCACCCTCGAGTCGCCGAACCAGCGCCAGAAGTTGCGCACGCCCTGCTCATCGGCAGCGATCGGCTGGCCGTTGCTGTTTCGCGCCGGGCGCCGCTTGCCATCCACTTCGATCGCGTCGGGGAGCGAGTCGCCACCCTGCGATCGCGAGTACCAGGCGCGACCGTCGCTCGAGGTAACGATCTCGCCGATCTCGGCCATCGATCGGATGCCGCCGCCTTGGCCCGAGACAAAGCCATCGAGCACTCGCGCCTTGCCCTTCTCCACCAGGTAGCGCGCGACGTTGTTCGCCACTTCCTCGCTCGACGCCTTGATGATGGTCGCCGCGGCGCCGCTGTCATGCAGCGCCTTGAGGATGCGGGGGATCGTGTCGCCATCGCGAAGGCGTGACATTTCCTCGTTGGACAGCGCCAGGCTGCCAATGACCTGATGGGTGTTGGCAAGCAAGAGGATGCCGCTATCGGCGTCCATGTCCTCGACAAACGCCTTCGCATCAGCCGGCGCCTTGATCTCGGGTGCCCCGCTCATTCGTCGGCGCCGCACCTGGCTCTCGGTGATTGAGATAGTGCGGTCTCGTCGCGCCGGCGTAATAGCGATGGTGTCGCTGCCATCGCCCAGCGCGTCGATAAACGTCGCGCTGCGCCCTTCGCCAAACACGACATGGCCGGCCGTCTCAATGCCGGAGCCATCCAGCGCTGTGTTCAGTGTGCCGGTGATACGCAAGTCGGCTCTTGAGGCGATCATCCGGCCGCTTGGATGGTTGTGCCCAAACCAGACTTGCTTCGCGCCAGGCACCGACGCGACGGATGATGCGATCACGCCCGGATCTGCCGGCGCAGACGACATATCGCCCTTGCCGTGGCGTTGCAGGTCGAGGATCTTGCCGTCGCCGTCAGTCACCAGGGCATAGAAGTTTTCCACGCCATGCTTTCGGATCGGCGCCATGACGTGCGCCGCCTGCTCGGCGCTCGAGACGGTATCGAATGCCGATTGCACCTTACCGATCGGGACGCGCTTTCGCTTGATGCGGAAGTTGTCGGCAAGCTGCGCCTTTTGGGCGGGCTCGCTGGGCGCCGGATCCAAGTCGAGGGCGTACTGATTCGCCGGGTCGCGCACCTCGGACTGCCGCCCTGCCGATCGGGCGTACCGGGTTTGCTCAACGAACGCCCGCGCCGGCTCGATGTAGTCACGAACGATCTCGGCGTCAGTCACTCCCATGTCGCGGAACATCGGCACGTTCTCGCGGAGCCACTGGCGGATTGCGGCGATGGCCCGGCGCACAAAGCCGATCTCCGGCTTGTCCTGGGCAAGCTCGGCCAGCACCTCCTCGGCGGCGATGCGGCGATCGCTCTGCATGCGCTCGCGAGCCAGCCGGTTCAACTCGTCCAGCGAGTAGGTGCGCCCGTCGGCGTCGCCCTCCTCGGCCACCTGCATGCGCGCGTCGCGCAGATTGGTGACAAGTCCGTACTCCTTCGCCTTGGCGCGAATGTCGGCCGGCCGCGCCTTGGCGAGCCGATCAAGCTCGCCGTCCAGCGCATCACCGAACACGCCGCGCAGCCCGTAGTGGCCCAACGCCTCGTGGAACAGCACGCGCTCGGCGTCCTGCACCGATCCCAGCGCGCCAGAAACGACGTACACGCGCCCCTGGTAGTAGAACCCTTGGGGCTGCCCTTCGGCGCCCTGCGATAGCTGGCGCTCGTTCTCTGCCTGCACGTCGCTCGGCACGCGCGGGTCGCTCATGCTCTCGACCACAATCGCATCGGGTGCGTTTGCCCAGCCCTTCGTGATGCCGCGCACGGCGCGCTCGACTTGCTCGTGCATACCGAAGGCCGCGCCGGTCTGACTGGCCCGGCTGAACATCACCACGTTGCCGTCGGCGCCCTCCTCCGTCTCGATCACCGAAAACAGGGTGTCGAACGCCTGGGTGATGGGCTCAAGCTCGTCGGGAAGTAGGTACGGATAGCGCTCGGGGTCGCGCGTGAACTCCTCGACCGAAACGACGTTCGCCAGGAACTCGTTGCGCCCACTCTCCTGGCGCATCTTCTCGATCATGTAGCTCTCGAAGCCGCGGGCGGCCCGCTCGATGATCTGCGACCAATACTTCTTGCTGCGGCTGCCGTCGATCGCCTCGGTGCGCTTGGTCATCGGCGACTTGTCCAGCGCCTCGGTTAGCTCGGCGAATGCCGCGCCCACCTCTGGCCGGATGCCGCCGACGTACTCCCACTGCGACCGGTCGCGCCCGGCGGGCAGGATCTTTCGGCCACCCATGTACGACTTGCCGGCCATCGCGTCATCAAAGTGCCGCTCGGGAATGCGGATCGACGGGCGATCCTTGTGCCGGTAGTAGTTCTCCGGCCCGTAGGTGATGAAATTGTCCTCGGTCTTGTTCGATGCCGGCTCGCCGCGCTTCAACTGGAAATGGTTGTCGAGCGCGTGGAACCACTCGTGCGCCAGGCTGCCGGCGCCCCGGGTCTTAGTCAGGTTGATAACGAAGGTGTCGGGCTCGAAGTGCGCCGATGCCCAGCCGCGACCGCGGGCGCCAAAGGCAATGCCCAGCCGGCCGCCAAGCGAGATCGCACGCGGCGGCACGCCCAGCACGTCGGCCATGTCCATCAGGCCGTCATAGGCCGCGTTCAGGATGCCTTGGCGCTCCTTGGCGTTCTTACCTTGCTGAACCCATTTCCCGAACTCGCCACCACGGAACCCGAAGGTGTCTTGGAACTGCTCAACGGTAATGTCGCGGCCGTTGCGGTGATCCTTGCCGATCCGGTCGCGGTTGTCCTTGCGGCGAAGGTCAGTTTTCCGCACGTTGTCCCGTGCCTTGATCGCCTCCCATGCTTCGGCCAGGGCGTCGGTGTTGCTGCGCAAGAACTCGCGCGCCTCGTCCACGGTGTCGAACTGGCGCAGCGTGCGCATCTGCTTGTCACCGGTGCGATTGATCGTCACCTCGCCGGTGCGCGTGTTGCGCCGGATCTCGTACTTGCGGCGCTCGTCGGCGCTCGATTCCTGCTCGGGCTCGGACTGCGCAAGGTACTCGGCCACTTGCGGCGCGATCTCCTCGGCCTGGCCGGAGCCCTCGAAGCTCTTGCGGCGGTCATCGACTCGAACCGCGACCTGCGGACTTTGGACGGTGTAGGTGTTGCCAGGCGGTCCCTTGATCTGGTGCGCATCGGGGAACTCCTCGACGTGACCAATGCGCGACCACTCCGATTCATCAATCTGCTCTAGCAGCTTGACCTTGGCGAACATGGTGCGCTTGAGACGGCGGTACTCCGGCTCGTCGGCCACCTCCTCGATGCGGTCACGAGTAATCCGGCCGTCGCGGATCGCCTCAAAAATGCCGCGCATCATCTTGACCTCATTCACCCAAGCGCGCTTCTTCCACGCATCGCGTGGCTTGCGACGGATGTTTGAGCGCGCGGCCGTGGCAAACGCCCGGCCCCACTTGGTCGGCATTTCCTCGATCTCGGACAGCGGCCAGAGCTTGCTCAACGGCTGCTTGCCGATCTCGTCGTCGGTCATTTCGCCAATGCTCGACCGCTGATCGCGGCGGGCCGGCGGCAGTGCGTCGCCGAACTGATCCGGGGTGATTTGTGTATCACCGTCGGCGGTTTCGTTATCAGCAACGTCGGTTGCTTGTTGCTCGTTATCGTCAACCGGCGCGTCCTGGTCAGCGCGATCATTGGCGCCGCCATCGTCGTCCACTTCACTGCTGGGGAATTCCCGGGCGGCCTCGAGCACGTCGTCAATCGGCGCGTCCAGCCGTATCACGCGAACATCGCTGCCTTGATCGGCATCAGCCATCCACTGGTGATGCCCATCGACTACATGATCGTCTGACGATACGAGAATGGCTCGGTCGCCGCCCTCGCGATCCTTGGCGGCGTCAATGCGCGCCTCGGAGAATTCGCGCTGGGTCGGTTTAAGGGACAGGGCCGGTACCGTTTCCTCGACGCTCTCAATTCCCCGAGCAGAAAGGAAATTTGCCAAGGCGCCTCGGTGCTCGGATTTGACTTGCGGCATTTCCGATCGAGGTATGCCGCGAGTGCCCGACTCATCGGAAAAGGACGACCACTCATCATCAATGGGGGCGCCCCGCATGTTGCGGGCTTGCTGGTCGGATTCGGCGCTCTGGCCGTCTGCCGCCGAGATCGGCGTGGCGTAGTCGTCCTCGATGATCTCGCCGGCGGCGTTCTCGTAAACGCCCGGCTCGTCATCGAGCTCGCGCAGTGGCTCGCCGGTGGCGCTTTCGTGGGTCGGGGTGAAGCCGTCGGTTACGCCTTGCGCGGCGGCAGGGTTGCCGACTTGATCCGCGTTCCCTTCGGCAGTGTCGCCAGGTACTCCGGCGTCACTTCGGGCTGGCGTGCGCTCGACGCCTGGCGGGTCTTGCTCGCGGCCGGCTCGGAGCCCATCGCGCTCGCGCTGCTGCTTGTGCTCTTGTAGGCGCCGCTCCGCGCGCCGTTCCGCTTGCTTGAGGTCATTGGTCGCTCCGCTTGCGATTCCGTAGCTCAATCCGATGCCGGTCTTGGCGGTGATCGAGCCATCGTCGTGCTCAAATACGATAGTAGCGCCTGCGAGGCGATCTGCAATGCGCTGCATGGCCTGCTCGGCATCGGCCTCGCTGTCGGCCTGCATCCAGAACTCATCGCCGGACTTGTGGTAAGCCTCGACGCCCTCGCCGGCCAGCGCCTCGCCAATCAGGGCAAGCATCTTGTCGCCCGAGGCGTGGTCGAAATTGTCGTTGATCCACTTGAGCGAGTCGGCGTCGATCGATACCTGCACATCGCGCGGGCTGTTCGCCCACGCGCGCACCAGCGCCGCGCCGTTTCCGAGGCCGGTCATGGGGTCGGTGTAAACCTGCGCGCGAAGCTGCTCGATCGCCTGCCGCATCTGCTCCGGGGTCATGGCCGCCGGGTCGGCGTCGGCCGCCAAGGCGCGAATGTTGGCGTTTTCATCGGCGCGGCGGTCAGCATCGGGCTCGGCCTGGGTGGCTGCGTCCGGCTGGCCGGTGGCTTCCGTGGTTTCTGCGGTGTCTGTGGCCTCCGGCTGCGGCTGGGCGCCCTGGGGAACCAGCACAAAGCCGCCATCGACGGCTTGCAGGTCGTGGGTCTTGGCAAGCCCGCGGTTGGTGCGTGCGGTCTTGGCGGCGCGCTCGGTGGCGAACGGGGTACCGTCGCTCTTGGTCTGGGCGCCTTCGGGGATTCCTACTTGAGCGTCCCGCGCTTGCGGTGCTTCATCGTTAGCTCGGGGATCTCGTCCCGACGCCTCTCGACCGCTCGACTCGTCCCGGGCTCGTTCTTGCCCACCCGGGCGATCTGATCCAGTAGCAGGTTGTCCGCTTTCGGTGAATAGGCCGGACTGCGCCCCGGGCTGCCCTTCTTGTTGCTCGATTCGGTCACGCTGCGTCTCCAATGTCTGCTGCGGGTCGGCGCGGTCGCCGAACATATCTTCGCCCGGCATGGTGGCGCGGGCATTCTCAGTGTAGCCAACCAGGCCGTCCGTCACCTTGGCCTTGGCCCGCGGGCGCTTGAACGCCTCATCGCGGAAGAACAGGCGCAGGAACGTCTCGGCGACCGGGTTGATCGCATCGCCAGAAAGCAGATCACGTTGATCGGCCAAGCCCTTGATTGACTTGCCCTCTTTGCGAGCGCGCATCACCACATCAACGGCTTCTGTCAGCGCGTCGGTCACGTCCATCGCCGGATCGATGTTGCCGGCCTCGGCCTCGGCGCGCATCTGCGCCCACTGGCCGGCGGCGTCGATCAACGACTCGCCGATGCCCTTGATCTCGGTGTCGGCCGACTCGGCAAGCTCGGCGATCAGGCCCGGGTTGTCGTATGCCTTGGCGAGCAGCGCGAGCCGCAAACGGCGAGCACCGTCGGCAGACAGCGTGCCGTCGCCCTGCATCATGCCGGCGGCGCTGGCCGGGCCGCCAAAGTCGTTGATGGCCGATCGAACGAAATCGCGGTTGGCGGCTGTGTTCACGTCGCCGCCGCGGTAGTTCCCGATCGTCGCGTCGCTCATCGTGCGCGCGTCGGTGATCGCCTGCTCGGTGGCGGAAAGCTCAGCCCCGGCCGCCATGTTCGAGGCCGCGCCCGGGCTCTCGAGGTCGGCAATGGCGTTCTCATCGAACAGCCGCACCATCACCGGGTTTTCTTTTGACTCGATCGCGGCGCGCGGGATGCCGTGGGCCTCCTCATCGAGCAGCATCGCCTCGCGGTAGTTGCTTGCCGTGCCCTGCTCCCACGCGCTCTTGAGCCCGGCCGCCCGGCCGTTGTTGAGCGCAGTCAGGCCGCGTGCGCCGTACTCGTCGTTTCGGTTGCCGCTGGCATCGTGGGACGGTTGCAGTTCGGCCGCCTCGACAACGGCGTAACGCACGGGCACCCGGCGGGAGCCGCCGCGGCCGTCGGCCATCGTCACGGTGTCCTCACGCCCCATGTCGGAGTCGGCGACGTTGTAGCCGTCGCGCGGGAAGGCCATTGGCGCGCCCGAGTCGGGCGTGCGGGAAATGCTCACCCGGTCATAGTCGGGGTTAGTCGCAATGTCGCGCACCTGCGCTTGCAGGGCGGCCCGGGAGCGATCGCGGTTTTGCAGGGCGTCGGTATCGAGTCGCCCGGCCACCTCCTCCTCGGGAGCGGCGACGTTGGTTTCGCCGCCGGCCGCGTTGGCGGTCTGCTCGGCCTCGTTCAGCGCGCCGGCCAGGCTTTCCGCGTCGGCAAGCTCGGATCGAACGATGTTGCCGTCGGCGTCGGTTGCCTGCACGGCCTGGGCGGAATCGAGATCAATGTCGCCCTTGGGCTTCTGGTAGCCAAGAATGGCCGCGCGCACTTCCTCCGGGGACAGGCCGGTTTCCTCGGCCTCGAGGATGCGGTCGCGCTGGGTCACGTCGCGGGCGATCCATGTGCCGCCATCGACTGACTCGACCGCCAAGCCGACCTCGGCCGCCTGGCGCGCCTCGCCGGTCAGTTGATCCGTGGTGCCGTCAAAGAAAACCGGCTCCTCGCGGGCGCCATCGCGCAGCGCGCGGATCTGCGCGTTGATCTGGTCGTCGGGCTCCGGCATGGTGCCGCTCGGCCCGGCGTCGTCCTGCGCAAGCACGGCGGCCGGGGTCACGTCCGGGGTGCCGGCCCCGGCCGGGGTCATCGGGTTGGAATTGACCTTATCGTTGGCGCGTGTTGCGTCGCCCAAGTCGATCGGCGCGCCCTGGTCGCCGTAGGCCATGCCCTGCGGCTGGTTCAGCGCGCTTGCCAGCGACGGGGCCGCGGCCCGTCCAAGCGGGCCGGACTGGCGCACCTGGTTGATCTGCTCGACCGCCTGCTCTTTCGCCTGCGTCTCGGGCGCCGGGGTGTCGTCGCTGGTGATCGCAGCAAAGCGCGGGCCGTTCTCGCCCGGGATCACCTGCACCACGTCACGCTTGCCGTCCGGGCCGCGCACCATCGCCTGATCGTCGGCCAGGGCGGAAATGAACTCGCGTTCACCCAGCCCTTCGACAAACACGGAGCGATCGGGGTTGATCGGCTGCTCGGAAGCCGCGGCCTCCTGGCGCTTTTTCACCTGCCCGTCGGCGCGATCGACAACGTACTCGTCCGGGTCGCCGGCGCCCTTATCCTCGGGCGAGACTTCGCGCCGCGCCTGCTCGCGGGCGGCCTGCCAAATCTCGTCGGGGATCTCGTCAACGCTGCGGCCGTTTTCGCGCGCCCACTGACCTGCCAGGTCGCCGGCCCGCTTGTTGATGTTCGTCTCGGGCTCGCCATCGCCCGGAGTGCCGTCGTTGGCCCGTGGCTCCTCGCCTGGGCCGGCCGCTCCCTCAATCACGCCGGCAGCCGTACCGGTCGGCCCGCCGAAGGCAAAGCCTTGCGCCGCGGCAACGCCAGCGCCCTCGGTGAGCGACTGATCCTCGTCCACCTTGCCTAGCTGGTAGTTTTCGGCGCCCTGCTGGAATGCCTCATCACCCGCCTGGGTCGCCCCTTCGGCTGTGCCGACCTTGGCGCCCTGCTTGATGGCGCCGCCCATGCCGCCGCGGTTCTTCTGCCATGAGCCGGTGATTACCCGCTCGAGCCCGCGCGATGCAGGCAGGGCGTTCATCAGGCCGGTGAACATGCCGGCCGTGACGCCGGCGGTGGTCGATAGGTCGTCGGCGATCGTCTTGACCGCCTGCTCCTCGGTCGCGCCCTCGGCAAGCAGCGCCTCGTACTGGCTCTTGACCGCCGGCTCGGCGGCCTGCATGAACTCCTCGGGGCCGAGATCCACGAGCGAGTCGTAGGTCTGCGATTTGGTCATCGCGCCCGACTCGGCCATGCCGACGCCCACGGCGGTGCCGGTGCCGGCGTAGTTGCCGGCCTTGTTCGCCGCCTCGTCGCTCTTGCCCAGCCTCTTGGCCGCGCCCTTGGTGAGCGCCTTGGCGCCAAGGCCAGCCAAGCCACCGGCAACCGTCGTCGGGCCTTCCTCGGCGAGCAGGCCGGCGAGCAAATCCTTGTCGCTGAACGTGTGGCGCAACCAGGCCGCACCCTTTGCCAACTCGCCGTCGGCCGCCTCAACGTCTCGATCCCGGGCCTCAATGTCGGCCTGATACTGCGCGCTGCGCTCGCCCTCGGCCTCCTCCTGCATTTCCTGGCCCTTGGCCCGCAACGCGTTGTCCATGCCGCCCAGCGGGCGGGCAAGCAGCGTGCCGATGGTTTCGGCGCCCTGGCCGGCGCCGGCTTTCAGGTCGGAACGTCGATCGCCACCCCATCCCTCGTTGAACTCGCGCATTTCATCGACGCGATCGGTGAGATACCCGCCTCGAGCAACGTGGTCGCGCTGCTCATCGGACATGCCGAACAGGCTCGTGCCCTCACCCTCTTTGTCCGCCTGGCCGGCCAGCGGCTTAACGTGTTCGTCCCACGATCGAAGGATGTACTCGTCATCCAGATCGGGGCGCTTCTCTTTGACTTGACGTAGGAACTCGCGGGGCGGGATATATTTTTCGGCCATGAACGGCTCCGTGGCTTGAGGTTTCCATCGACAACCGCATCAGACCAAAGCGGCCAGCATTGAAAAACCCGCCTTGCGGCGGGCTTAGTCAGTCGGCGAGCAATGTGCTCAAGTCCTCGGTGGTCGGCGCGCCACCCCCGGACGACGATGATCGGCCACTCGGCACCCCAATGAGCCCGTTGAGCATCTGATCGATGCGCTTGCGCTGGTTCTCGAGCGACAGGATCTCGCGCTCCATTTCCGCGCGGCGCACCTCATCGGTCGTGACCTGCATTTCCTCCTGCATGGCACTGATCCGCTCGTCAATCTGGCCGCCGTATTGGCGAAGCTCCTGCGTTCTAGCCTCGTCGAACTCGCCACCACCCTCGCCGAGTGAGCGCATGCCGCGCAGATCATCGGTGCTGACCGCCTTGCCATCGCTTCGGATCGGCAGGCCGTTGTCGTCGCGGTAGATATAGACCGGCTTGCCGCCTTCGCCCTCGACCACGCCCAACACGTCCGGCCGTGAACGCTCGAGCAGCGCGTCCTCGTTCTCCATCGAGGCGCCTCGACGCTGCTCGTCGCGCAGCCGGGCGGTTGCCGTGCTGGCACCAGCCGATGCGCGTCGCTGGGTCACAAGGGCATCCGACTCGCGACCGGAGCGAATCATGTCGTCCTGCTCCTTGATCGTCTGCGCGTTGAAAAGCTGCTGGTAGCCATTGATCCGGCGCGTCTGCCCATCCTCGGTGCGCACGATCAACTCGTGCGTCTTGATCGGGCGCCCGCCCACGTTGGCAACTGTCGGCCGGAAGCCAACCACCATGTCCTCGGTGATGCGCTCCTTGCCCGTCTTGTTGAACGCCTCGAGCGCCCGTTTGAGGTTGCCGCCGTGAACCGCCTTGATGGCCTCTTCGTAGCCCTCGTTGTCCAGCTTCTTGCGCCATTCGGCGATTGCCTTGGCGCCCTCTGCGTCCATCGGCGCCCCAAGCTGGGCCGCGCCCTTCGCCATGTGCTTCGCGTACTTGAGCGCGCCGCCCTCGGATTCAATGTCGCCGTCGAACGACTGCGCGTGCATCGCCATCGTCTGCTGACGCGCGGCGTCGAGCACCGGCTGCATTTCCTTGAACAACTCGGGCGTCACGGCCACCCGGCGCATAAGCTCCTGATACCGTTTGCCGGCATCCTTGATGTCGAACGAGGTGCGCGATGGCTTGCGCTGCTCGCGCTTGCCGGTGGATCGCCCATCGCCACCCTGGCGTGCCGAGACGCGCGCCGCATCGTCACCCGATCGAGTCATGGCGCCAATAGACGGAAGCTCGCTACCGGGCGCCGACGCGTCGGCCGCTTTACCCCGCCCGGTAGCCGCCGGCTTTTTTCGGCGTTCTCCCTGGTCGCCCTGCAAGGCGGTAGACAGCGTGAGCCCGCCGCCCGGCTCCTGGCCCTTGAGCGGCGTGGTCTTGGCCCGACCCTCGGGGTTTCGTTGCAGGTTGCGCTCCTGCGGCCCGGCCTCTCGGCCATCGCTTGAGCCCATCGTGTCGGATGCCGGGGCGGCGCCTTCTCGCTGACCGCCCGATGACTGCGGGTCGCCAGCGGTGCCCTGCATGAACTCGCGCACCGCCTTCATTGCGTTGCGCCTCTCCTTCTCTTTGTCCTTGCCGGTGCGCCAGTCGTCGCCGACCATGTAGCCCTCGACGGCGCCCTTGAGTGCGTGACCTAGTTGCAACGCCATACCAAACCCCCTTTACATCATCATGGCGCCGGCCATGCCGATCGCCGAGCCAAGTGCCGCCGAACTGTCAGAACCGCGCTGCTCGGCCTGGTTGTACATATTCGCCTGTCCATTGAGCGCCGTGCCCATGCCGCTTTGCATCATCTGCCGGCCACTGCCGATCGTGCTCGAGCCCTGGCCCAATCCGGCCATCAGGTTTTGCCCGGGCTGCTGCGTGTTGCTCGCCGCTGAATTGCCCGCATTGGTCGCCACCCCATAGGCGCCCGTAGAGGCGCCGGCCAGATTTCTGCCCAAGCCGGCCGCGTCCATTTTGCGTGCGTAGCCAAGGTTCTCTGCCTGCGTGCGGGCGGTGTTCATGGCCCCGGCCTTGTTCGCCGCGTTGGTCAGCCCGGTCTGCGCCTGGATCGCCTGATACTTGCCCGAATTGGGATTGACGCCCATCGAGGCCATCGTGCGCTCGTTGGACTGCCGGGCCTGCGTCTGCTGCTTTTCGTAGTCTGCGGCAGCCTGGCCGGCGCGACGCTCGAACTCGGCCTGCGTGTCGAACTCCTGCGCGTCGCTGACCAACTCCTTCTCGAGCGGGCGATACGTCTCGCTCAAGTAGTCGTAGTAGTCGCGCCCTTGCTGCTGCGTCTCGTCCATCGTCGCAATCTGCGACTCCGTGACTTGCTCAATCAGCGGCAACGTGCGCTCGTACTGGCGCCGGGCCTCGTCTAGCTGCTGATAGCCGAGATCGGCCATGATTGCGGCCGACTCTTTGCTCGCATTCGCCAACTGGCTGTAATCCGGCGGCGGCGGAGAAGAACCTTTACCACCCATCGTCAATCACCTCGCTGCTTGATCCAGCGGCATTTTTCCTTCCACATGACCAACATGATGACAGCGCCGCCAGCATTTCCATGCGGCACCGTAAACTCGTGCTCGAACCCAAGGTGCTTGTCGAATCGCAGCGCCTCGTGGTTGTGCTCCGAGACGAGCCCGGTGAGGCGTTTGAGCCCGCACTGATTGAAGGCGTAATCGAAGCAGGCGAACAGGAACGTCTTGGTGAGCCACCGCTTGCCGACGCCCGCGATATGAACGTGGGCGTTCGTCTCCGTCATGTTGTTGAGAACGAACCCGGCGACAAGCTCGCCCGATTCGCCCTCGAGCCCGATCGCCTCAAAGCTGCCCCAATGCCCCAACTGATCGACGCGATCCGCCACCCAGGCGCCGACGCGCTCGCGATCATCCAGAACCAGCCGTGGCCGGTCGCCGCGAAATGGCTTGGGCTGCATGCCGGCGACGCTCGAGGCCACCGGCTCATCAAGCTCGGCGTCGATGCCTACCTGAATGCCAACGATCATTTCCGGTGTCAGGCGATTGCCCTCGTTGTTCCACAATGCGCGCATCAGATCACGCCGATCTCGGCCAGCTTTAGTTTCGCGGCCTCCTCGATTGCCGCCGGGCCGTCCTCGCCGGCCTGCTTATCCAGCACCACGTCGTAAGTGTCCACCTTCAACACGCCGCCAACGTCGGTTTTCACCGACACTCGCGCCTCCGTTTTTCCCTCGCCCGAGTGCTCAATGGCCCACGATTCAATAACTACGCTTTTCACTGGAATACCCCCGTTACGATTTTGAATGTCAGAGTCCGGCTTGGGATGCTTGTTCCCTGCATCAGAACGTAATAATCCTGCGTCAAATAGATATTAGTTCCGCTCCACCAAAGACTGACGACGCTTGCGTTTTCCACGTTTTCCCTTGCCGTGTTTATCGTCACGTAATCAAGAAGGCTGCCGCACGAATTCCAATTTGTGGTTGTGTCTCCGCCGGCAAGATTCTTGGTGGTGGCGAGAATGAAATCAGGCACCGCCGACACTGATCCGACAAGGTACGTGTTTGACCCTACCGACCTGTATGAATACCCCGGGAACGTCTTTGTTACGGTCAACGTATTCGCCTTGACCGCCATTTTCCTGTTCGTGTCAAACGCCGTCCTGTTGGTCGAGTCCTTTACCAGAATGCGATTGTTCGATATGTAAATGCTCATCCGTCACGAACTCAACATGATGATGCTGGTATAGGCGCCGCTCGGGTTGTATTCGTGCTGCGGGTATGTCCCTTTGAAGAATCCATTGAATTCATAGCCAATCGAGTTATAGCCCGCGTCGTATGTGTCGTTGCTCCATCGATACATGGTGCGCCCGGCGGGAAACGCAAAGTCGCCACCGGTGGTCACTTTATGGATATAGGCATTGTCCGAATCGAAACGGCCGCCGGAGAAAACAACGCGCGTTGGGATGATGCTGATAACCTGCATATCAAAGCCCCTCGATCGCCAGGACGTAGATCGTCAGCCCAAGCGTCAGGCCGGGCAGCGTTCGATTTAGCGTCCACGTCCACTCATCGGTGTAGACGTAGTTGTTATCGCAACCCACCCGCACGCTTCGGAAAGACCCCGATTCAGTCTCGTATTGCAGGAACATATCGCCGCCCACGAACAGCCCGTTTGACGCCACGGCAAACGCGATCGGCGAATAGGGCAGCCCATGCGCCCCGTGGTTGGTGGTTTGATATTTGGCCGCCATTCCGCTTCGCGTCGGCAGACTGACGGACGAATTGATTACCTTGTGAACGGGTATGTATTCGAGATCGGAATGGAAGAACACGTTTGCCAGATCCGACATGGGATCATTGAGGTTGGCGCCGGGGTTGCTGATCGTCACCCGCCCCGTGTTCCCGTTGGCTGATAGCACCTTCGCCACGCTACACCTCGATGCTGATGTACTTGTTGGTGAGGTCGATCACAAACTTGCCGTCCGATGATCGGAGCTTGCCCGCCGTGATTGTGCCCATGTCGGCGCTTATGGCAGACAGCGTGTCCGCGTTGATCTTGTTCGCATCGAGCGATTCCACCTTGGCGCTGTTGATTGCCGCATCGGCAATGTTCGCCGTGTTGATTGCGGCCAGACCGATCTTCGCGTTGGTGATAGCGGCATCGGCAATCTTCGCGTTGAGAATCGCCGCGTCCTGAATCTGCGCGCTGCTGATGGCCGCATTGGCAATCTTGGCGTTGGTCACGGCGGCGTTGTCGATCTTCGCGCTGATAATCGAGGCGTCGGCGATCTTGGCGCTATCGATGGCCGCCACCCCGATCTTGGCGTTACTGATCGCGCCGTTGGCGATCAAGGCGTCCTTGATGTACGTGCCCTTTGGCACGGTCACGCCGTTGTTGGTGTACGCGGCATCGACGTAGACGTAAGGCTGGTTGTCGGCGATTCCGGTCATCTGCTCGATCAGATAGGCCGGATCGGGAGCCGTCTCGCCCACCGTGCCGCCGGTGGCGTTGTATGGACCCTCGTTGCCGTCGATGTTGACGTGACGAATCCAGTAGTAGGCCGACGCCTGGCTGCCGACGGCATCGGGGTACATCACACCCCGGGCGGTGCCGATCAGGACCGCAACGCCCAGGTCATCCACGTCGGACCGCCACACTTCCGTGTAGCTGTGGCAGTCCGCATCGCTCACCTCCTCCCACTCGAGCAGAACGGTCGTCATGGCCCCGGTGACGATCAGGCCAGTGGGGGCGCCCGGGATTGAGCAGCCGGACGACTCGGTGACATTCGCCTCGAGATCCCCGGTGCGCGGGTTGACCGCCGCAAGCCCGGCGTTTTGCAGATCACCGGCCGTGAGCAGCCGTTTGTCGCCCGATGCCGTCAGCGCCTCGCGCACGCGCTGCAAGAACTGCCGCACGTCATTGGGCAGGGCCGAGGTGATCGAAGGCAGGAACTTGTTACCCACTCGTCAACTCCACTGGCGATTCGGCGATCCCCAGGCTGTACAGGCGCCCGGTGCCGCGCACTTCCAATTCCCACGTCCGGCCGTGTCCGGCGGGTAGCCGCTTGGGCAGGCCGTCGGTGAAGGTGTAGGCGTGAATCAGCGAGCCGTCGCGGTACACGTCCACCTCGATCGGGTAGTCGTCGGCTTCGGCCCGCACGGTGGTAAACGCGACCGGCTCCGGCAAGGTGAAGCGCTTCGAGCGCCAGGTGTAGCCGATCGCACTGCCGCCGTCCCAGCGCTTCACGCGCCCGCCGATGCTCAGGTACAGGCCATCGTTGCGCAGATCCGCGTAACCGACATCGGCGTAGGTGTCGTGGAAAGCGAAGGTCTTGGTCGCCGGATCGAGCACAAAGCCGCCCTGCTCCGTACCGGTGTCGTAGAAGCCGTGATACTTGCCGTCGTGAACGTAGGCGTGGATCGACGCCGGATTGATCTCTTGCCACTGGCGACGCTCGAACAGCCCTTGGGTGATGAGTCCGGATCCGCCAGGGGAAAGCTGCACGAGGCCATCCGGCGAGGCGTAGATCACCGCTCCGCCCATCGAGACGATCGAGCGCTTGGAGACGCACGCTTGCTGAATGTCCGACTCCACGACGCTCATCGCGTCCGGCGAGCCGCCCTGGATGAAATACGGCGTGCCTTCGGTGAGCACTGCCAGCGTCGTGTCCATCGTGCCCAGGCCGACCACGGGGTAGCCGACCGACTGCATGTACTGAACCGGCCACGCGAACGGCCGGAATGGATCGGAGAAATACACGTCATGGCCGGAGAATCCGGCGAGCATTCCGCCGGCCATGCCCACCAGACCAACCAGATCATCTTTCGGCGGAAGCCAGGTCAGCGACGGGCACTCGTTGCCCAGGTCATCCGGCAACACGTCGTCGGTGTAGTCGAGCGTTGCCGCGTTGATCTCGGCGACATAGAGGTAGGTCGCGCCGCTCGATCCTGTGACGGACCGGTAGATCCGCTTCGCCACAATGTCGTGCGGCCCGGTAGGCGGTGCCGGCGTGCTCACGGTGACGGTCTGCCCGGTGGTGACTTCCACGATCGCCGCCGATGGCATGGGGCTTTCTTGGAACGGGGCCGACTCCTCGCCCCAGCCGTTGACCCAGGTGTAGGTGTAGACGCGCGTCTCGATCGTCTCGTCGGCGGCCGGGCCGCCGGAGTCGTTGGTGGCCGTGGGCGCCACGTCCGGCACGGGCAGGCCGAGCATGTAGCTCGAGGCCGGGTATTCCTCCGTGGTGCCGGCGAGCGCCAGGGCATTGTCGGTGGCCTTCGGGATGCCGTCGCCAGTCCAAAACGTGCGCTCGGTCACGTCGCCATTGATAAAGCCGCGCACCACGTCCACGTCGGCCGGCCAGTGGAACCAATAGTTGTCGTCGCCGGTGTAGTCCTGGCCGAATCGGTAGATCGTCTGAATCGTGCCGGTCTTGGCGAGCCCGGTCACGTCGGCCACGCCACGCATGCCCTCGAGCGGCCCGGCGGCGTTGAACACGCGCATGTTGCGCGCTTCCTGCGCCTGGCTGTTGGCGAGGTAGCGCGGTGGGGTCGCTGGGGCGACGCCGCCGAATTGTCGAAGCACGATTGCTGTCATGCGAGTCCAAAACCCTTCATCAGTACCGCGCCAATCAGAATCCCGGCGGCGGCCACCCCGACGCGCTCTATATTGCTGGGCTTCTTCGCCGACGCCTTTGCTGAGTCAATCGCCTCGGTCATGGTGGGGCGCTCCGCTTGCCTCAATCGCTCATCAAAAGAGTCCATTCGCGCATCAGCGGCATCCTGTCGCTCGCCAAGGCGTTTCTGATTCTCGTAGTGAGAAGTCAGCCGCTCCTCGTGCTTGGCTAGGTAGGTCATCGCCTCGGCGAGTTTGTCGAGCTTGCCGTCAAACCTGTCGTGCATTTCCTGCTGCTGCTGCGCGAGACTTTTCTGCCCCTCAACAAGCGTCTTGATCTGGTAAGCCAGAACTTCGTCACTCATCCCCAATGCCCTTCGCCCATTCTTGGAGCGCCTTCTTGTCCCGATTCTGCTTCTTGATTACCGACTTCAACCGGAGCGAGTAGTCGATCACGTCCTCGAACGTGCGCCCGGTGTAGTCCGGCACCGGCTCGACCTGCGTGAGCGAGGCCGGCGGGAGCCGGTAATCAACCTCCGTCGTCGTTACCGGGCTCTGTGCGCAAGAGGCGACCAATGGCATCGCCATGCTCAAGAGCCAGGCACGCGCGCTGTGCATCAGTCGCATTGCGCACCACCTCGTCCAGTTGCTCGGAAAGCGCATCGAAGTGCGCATCAATGGCCGCCCGATCACGCCGGACGGCCGCCAGTTGTTCATCAGTGCGCCGGATCTCGGCGGCCAATGTATTCGCGCGCTCCTCGCTGGTCTTGACCGCATTGCGGAGCTCGGAGTTGTTCGCCTCGACCCGCTGGGCTTTCTGGTATTGCCCGTAGGCCAACGCCCATCCGGTCACGATCAGGGCGGCAGCAGCGATGTAGAGCGACACGCGCATCATTTGCGCACCTTGCTCATGGCGTCCACGGCCGATGCGCCGCCGGAGTAGATCACCACGACGGTTGCGAGCGCCCACACGACCGATTGAAGCAGTGGGTTTGCGTGCTCCGGCGTGATCCCGGCGGCGGCTGCCCCAGCGATCACCCCAATGCCAGCAAGGGCGGCGTGCGCCTGCCGGCGTCGATTGCGCCACCACTTGGACGGATCGGGATGGTCGTTCGTGTTCTCGTCCATCACTCGCACCCCGGCACGTGTGTCAGGAACTCGGCCACGCGGCGAGCCCAGCCGTGCGCAAACACGGCTTGGCTGTGATCTCGCGTGATGAGTCGACCGTAGAAGATTGTTCGGTGGCCGATGATGCCGAGGAATGGCTTGGTGGGTGGCTGGCCGTTGGCGGCAGCCTTGGTGTTCGGGCCGAAACGACCGTCGATCTTTGCGCCGACGTACTTTTGCAGCCAGCGCGTCGCCCGGCGCGTGCCGTGATTGACGCCGCAATCCACGACGAGCTCACGCAGCCGGTAATTGGCAATCTGGTCGAACCCCGGCCGGATGATGTAGTCGGCCCGGTAGATCGCGCGCGCCTCGTCCTCCTCGATCTCGAACAGGTCGGCGCATGTCAGCGTCTCGTCGTCACGCCACTCGCGAAAGCGCGGAAGCGTGATGCCGTACATCGTGCAACCGCCGCGGTCGGCGGCGTGATTCGCCTTGCCGCCCTCGCGCCGGATGATGCCGTCGATCAGTTTTTCCGCCGGGTCTACGGACACGAAAACGCCCCACCAATGACTGATGGGGCGAGAATGGCGAAGCGGCCAGCTTTCGAGAAGCTAGGTAGCGACGAGGTATTGAACGGCCAATGCGGCACCGAAGAACGCGCCCACGATGTACTCGGCCAGGCCGGTGCCTTTGTAGCCACGGCGGCGCAGCCAGCCAGGCGCATTCCACCCCATCCAGTACACCGGGGCGAACAAGGCCACGCCGATGATGCCCGGCGCCAGCGCCCACCAGGAGGCGAAGGCGGTCGGGATTACCAGCATCATCGGCAGGTAGTGCAACCCGCGAAGCGCCATGCCGGTGAAGTCGCGCCACCAGCGCCACGATGCCGGGCGCTCTCGTCCCTCGTTGTAGATCACGTCGCCGCGCGCCGCGTGGATCGGGTGAATGCGGGCCTTGTCCATCGCCCACTGCGGGCCGAACACTTCCATCAGCACCCGATCAATCCACTCGACTTCTGGATCGTCGGACCAGCCGTCGCGCTTACGGGACAGGTCGAAGTACGATCCCCAGCCAGATACGGAGCCAAGCAGGTAGAGCGCGGCAAGGTAGAACGCCGGCAACGCGCCGATGAAAGGCCAAGCGATAAGGCCCACGATGGGTGTCACCAGCCAAAGGCTGCGCCCCAGGCCGAAGCGCGGCACTTGCGGCTTGAGTCCGCCGCCGCGAATCCGGTTGAGTAGCGCGCCAACGATGGCCGCCGCGAGGATAATCCCTGCTGTCTCGATCATGCCGCCTCCGCGATCTCGTTGAAAATCTCCGCCTGCCCGACCCCGCCGCGGCAGTGCTTCATGTAGCCGGCGAAACTGGCCCACGAGGCGAGCAGCTTGTCGTGATCGCCCCGCTTGGCGATCGCCTTTAGCCTCACCCTCGCCCGCTTGACGTTGCTCTTGCGCGGGAGGATATGCGTCGTCCAGGTGCGGTAGCCGGCGAAGTCCACGCCTCGTGCCGCCGGGTAGACGGTGCTCTTGCGGTTGACCGTCAGGCGCAATTCCGCGTGCAGCCATCCCCGTAGATGCTCGAGCAGCGCCCACATGGCCGACTTGCTCGGCCCCATGATGATCCAGTCATCCATGTAGCGCGCGTAGAAGCCAAAGCCGAGATCGTCGGTGACGTAGTGATCCAGGCTGTCCAGGTAGACGTTTGCGGATAGCTGCGAGGTGAGTGCGCCGATCGGGATGCCGGTGTCGCCATCGCCCTGCCCGTCGATGATCTGGCGCCATAGGCTCATCAGCCGCTTGTCGCCAATCACCCGCTCGAGCTTTCGCAGCAAGGTGGGCTGATGGATGCTGGGGAAGTAGCCGGCAATGTCGCCTTGCAGCACATACACATCGCCCCACTTGGCTTGCGCCCGCCGGAGCATGCGCTGCACGGCAAACACGCATTGATGCGTGCCCTTGCCCTTGCGGCATGCGTAGCTGTGGTCGATGAATCGGCGCTCGAAGTGCGGCTCGACGACGCGGTGGATCGCGTGATGCACCACCCGGTCATGGAATGGCGGCGCCTCGATCAGCCGATGCTTGGGCTCGAATACCGGGAAGGCAGAGAACGGCGACGGCTCCCAACTACCCCACGCCAGGTGGTTATGCAGGTCCAGCACCCGTTCTTCCCATCGACGGTGAAACCGGGAAACGTCCGGCTTGTGGCGCTTGCCCTTGCGGGCATCGTGGTAAGCGGCAAGCAGGTTGTCCCAACTCACCACCTCGTCGAACAGCCCGTTCACCGTCTTCGGCATTTGCTCTCCATGTTGGGTGACGCGCCCACGTCCGGCTTTCGCCTACTTGCGAGCGAGTCGTCGCGTCTTTCGCCGGTCCGTGGCGCGGGCCAAGGCCCCGATTCCATTTAATCGCATGCGGGCGCCACCGTAATGGCATCCCGTCTGTAACGACTGCGTGAGTCGCAGGCAGCACGCACACCCGTATTGCTATTCACATTCCACGGGTTGTTGTTCAGATTGGCGCAGCGGGCGCCGGCCTCGGCGCCGTTGTTCCAGTTGCCGCCTACGGCCTTGGCCCTTTGGAAGAAAACCGCTTGATTAACCCGCCGATAATACGACCGATCTCCGAGATTTTCTCCGTGACGATCATTAATCGCCGGTTACTAATATACCGCATTTCATGCGAATGTCGAATGAAGTGGCGCAGATATTCCAGTTCCATATCAGCCTCGAATAACCACTGCGTCTTGTCGCGCGACTTGTTCGCCCGAATGGTGTGCTTGACCAACTGATGCACGCTGTTCTTTATCTGGCTGCAAAGCGCAAACTTCTCCCGTTGCGGGAAACGATCGACCACTGGGAAAAGCCACTTGGCTAAATCATTCAGGCGGTCGTAAAGGGCAAAATCGCGCATAAAGACAGATTATCAGATAACAGATTACAGGGAATCGCAGGCAGCACGCACACCCGTACCGCTAGGCACAGTCCACGGGGTGGTGTACAGAGCGGCGCAGCGGGCGCCGGCCTCGGCGCCGAAGAACCAGTAGCCGCCGAAGATCATCCGCTTGAATTCGCCGCCGTACCACTGGCCGTGCTGCTGGGCAGAGTCCTTGCCCGTGTTGAGATCGTCTTTCCAGCCTGTGCCGCTCACTCGATCGTAGAACTGATCCAGCACTTGGTACAGGTTGCCCGCCGGCTGATCCAGCCCAAGGCACGACACCGCGCCAAAACCATAACCCGCGTGGTCGCCCGTGTTCTGGCGCGCAGCCGCACCGGTCGCGCCTTCCGGCACCCCGTAGGCCCCGGCGATCATTTCGGCATAGGTTGGGGTACGCATGCCGCTGTTTCGCAGCAAGCGGTCGTAGTCGTAGTAGGAGTAGCCCTCGGTCCCCGTCAGCGGCGCGGCGTTGTACGCGCTGCGGATGGTGGTGTCCGGCCAAGCAACCACGTCCTCGCTCATCAGGTAGATCGAGAGCCATACGCTGCCAGGGATGACTTCAACCATCCCAGTCGGGTCGCACTTGGGGCGGTGCTTCACGTCCCACACGCTGTTGGGAATGATCTGCGTGGTCAGCGTGGCGGCGGCACTGTATGCATCTGCAATGGCGCGCACGCGGCCGTAGTGGAATCCGCCGATCTTGCGGGAGTTGTCGCTGGTGTAGCCGGTTGGCACGGTGGAGTTTTTCGATGCGACGATCTGCGCCACGCCGCTTGCGTGCTGGACGGCGTAGAGGTAAATGTCATCGCCCAGCGCCATCGTGGTGAACGAGCCATCGTTGTTCGATTCGGGGTTCCAGTTGGCTTGCGGCGCGAGCGTGTAGCCCATGCCGTTGCCGCCAATGTTCACCATGCCGCCGGGCAGGTTAAGCGTGTCGCCCGTGCCTTTCTCTACCTGGCCGAACAGCGAAACGAATCCGCCCGCCATCGCCGGGATGGCCGTCATGTCTCCTGCCGCCATTACGCTGCCCCCTCAATCTGCGAAATCATGTTCTCGACCTCGGCCACCGTCAGGCCAAGGCGGTAAATCCACGCGCTCGGGTTGTCCATTCGCTTGTACTGCGAAATGACGCTCGTTTCGTCGTCGGTCATTACGCGATAATCCGGCTCAGGCCCATCCGGTGATTCGCCGCTATTCAAATGCCGGTCGAAGAAATACGCGAATCGGTTGTCAATCAGGCCGTGCAGATAATTAAGCCCGCGCTCGATATTATCCGGCGTAGCCCATTCGCTGCCGAGATAACCCATGAGCAAATCAATGTCATGGCGCGTCTGTATGGTGCTGGGGTAGCCGTACATTAGCGATCACCATTTGGAATAGAGCGGATGAACTGCTGGAACGAAAGTGGCGCACTGCCATAAAAGCTGCGCGGCGGGTCTTTGAATCCGCCCTGCTCCCAGCGACTAGCGCCAAACCACGGATAGCCTGTTCGGTCGCCTTTATACGATGGGGTGTGGTTCTTGTTCTGGTTGTTCATTTTCATTGCTCCTCGAGGTAGGGGATGCCGTTGTTGGCGACAATGGCGTAGATGGTCGAGGTGGTTTGGTCGGTGATTTCTCCCGACGCCACCTGCCCCGGCCCCCACTGGCCCGTCGTGTCGTTCCACACCAGGGCGTCGCCATCAACAGCCCCGGCTTGATTCACGTCTGATGGGTTGTGGCTGTGACTGGCGGCGGCGAAATCGCTCGCCTCCGCTGTGGCCGCACTGCCAAGGTCATCGATCGTGAGCGTGGAAAGCTGCCAGTTGGACGCACCGGCCGTTGCGTCCAGGCACACGAACACCTCGCCAGTACTGGTGTTCACCCACTTGGAAAGGGGCTCGTAGCCGGCGCCGCTGTCGTCGTTTACCGTCGGGTCGGTCGTGGCTGCGAGGTTGTGCTGCCTACGGGTCTCGTAGTCCTGCGACAGATCGACGGCGCCGGTCTTGCCGTCCACGCTTTGCACCGGGGCGGCGGCTGCCGCTTCGGTCGCATCGGTGTACTGCGGGTGCGGGTCGGTCTTGCCTTCGTGCGCGGCAACCGCATCATCGGCGGCCGTTGCGGCCGACGAGGCCGATGCGGCCGCTTTCGCCGCATGGTGTAGCGATGAGTACGCACCCGGCTCGACTTCGGTATTCTCCGGCGTTTCTGCCCAACCCTGGGCCTTTGCCTCCGATCCGGCGGCATTCGATGCACTCGTGGCCGCCGCACTCTCCGATGCCGATGCGTTGCTTTCGCTGGTGGCGGCTCCGCTCTCACTGGCCGCGGCATTGGTCTCGGATGTGGCCGCCGCGCTGGCGCTGCTTGCGGCGTTCGATTCACTGGTGGCGGCTGCCGTTGCGGAATTGGCCGCATTTGTTTCGCTCGTCGCGGCATTTGTCGCGCTGGTCGCCGCTGACGACGCGCTGCTGGCCGCATTCGATTCGCTTATCGATGCGTTTGATTCGCTGGTTGCGGCGGCCGATGCCGACGACGCCGACTTGGCGGCATGGTGGAGTGCCGAGTACGCGCCCGTATCAACGGCCGTGCCCTCGGGGTTTTCGGCCCACTCCTGCGCCTTGCTTTCAAACGACGAGGCGTTGGCCGCGCTCGTCGCCGAGGCGCTTTCAGACGCGCTCGCGTTCGACGCGCTGGTGGCGGCCTGGTTGGCGCTGGTCGCAGCGTTGCTCTCGCTGGCTGCGGCTGCCGACTCACTGGATGCGGCCGCGGTCTCCGATGCTTGCGCGGCATCACGGGCCGCGACGGTCGCCTCGTAGAACGGCGACGTGCCGCCAGATGGGTTCGCTAGAGTGACGCTGATTTTGCTTGAATCAACGACCGTTACCGTCACCGTGCTCATCGGGTCACCTCCGGCGTCACCTTGACCTTGCCCTCAATGATTCGAGCCACGAAGCCGGGCACGTCGTCGTACATCTCCAAGTCCCACACGTACTTGTCCACGTCGGTTGCCTCGATCGCCGCCGTGGTGACGGCATCAAGGCTCAAAACGATCTCGGCCGCCCCCTTGTTGATCGTGAAATCGGCCAACACCGTGTCGTCGTCGTGGAAGGCGCGTAGCTGCGCCCGGTAGTCGTACGCCATCGGATCGGTGCCGTCGTCAAAGGTCGGCGTGATGGAAAGCTCGAAGCTCGAGCCCTGCTGAATCAGAAGATCGTGTTTGCCTGCGATCATGCGTTACCCCGGCTGGTTCGATGGGCTGGCTTGGGTATCGGACTTCGACTTGCCGCCGATGCCGGTGGCAAACGCCTGATAGTGCGCCGTCGCCCGGTTGGCGTTGGCCTGGCTGTCCGCGTCCTTGGAGTAGGCGCGATAGAGCAGGTAGTCGAGAATCGCCGGCTCATAGGCGCTGGGCATCTTGATTGCCTCGTCCAGTACGTTGTTTGCGGCCGGATCGTGTGGCTCGGGCGCCTGCGAGTAGACGATCTCGACCTGTGTGCCGGTGGCGGCCGGTGGATAGACCACGAACTCGCGCGGGTTGCGGTCATCGAAAACCCAGCGCTCAAGCTGCGCGGTGGGCCGGCCACGGCGCCAGTCCGGCATCAGGCCGTCGATCACCGCCAACTGCGATTGACGCACGGATCTCGGGCGCTTGCCGGCCGTGGCGGTCACGTCGAGGATCATGTGGGCGTCGGGCAGGTTGATCGAGTCGGCGTCATCGAGACGCTGCCGATACCCCTCGGCCAGCGTCACCACGGCGGACGTGGCGCCGGCATCCGGTCGCAGAATGACGATCTGCTGGTATGCCTCGTTGAGCCAGCCCAGCGCCTCGCTTTGCGTCCAGCGAACCCCCTCGTCCTGGGTGACGTACTGGAATTTGCCGATCAGGTCGTTAATCGTCGCCACGGCTCACCTCAAAACATCGTCGGCCGGGCGCGCACCGGCTGACCGGTGCGGCCGTGGCCGAGTAGGTGGATTGCCCGGCTTACGCCGCGGTCGAACTGCATGGCGCCCACTTGGGCCGCGTCCTCGTTGCGGAACGGCACGTAGTCGCGGCCAAGGCGCATCTTGGCGCCACCGGCAATCGCCTCGCGCCAGTCGCGCAGGAGGGCGTCGGGAACGTCGGTGTCATCAATGGAAGGCCGGAACGTGGCGACGGCATCCAGCGCCTCGTCTGCGGTGGGCGTCGGCCAAAGCACCACGCTTCCATCTCCTTCCAGATAGAAATGGGTCGGCGTGCCATCGGCATCGCCGAGATCGTTGACCTCTCCCCGGGTTGCGGCGATCAAGTCGCTGCCGTCGCGGCGCAGGTGGCGCAGGTCGAACGGCTCGCCTTCGGACAGATCGAACGACTGCTCGCGAGATCCGGCCGTGACGTTGAGTGTTGCCCGGCGCTCGATTACCCGCGATCGCTCGCAGAACTCGATCGCCGAGTCGCGCACTGCCTGGCGCATCAGGGCGTCCGGCACCTCGGGGAACGAGGAGCGGACGTAGGGGAAGAAGTCATCGAGTACCGCCATGATTAGCCCTCGGCTGCCTCAATGGCGGCGATCAGGTCCGGCTTGGCGTCGCGGGCGTTCACGTCGAGGCCCATGTCCTTTGCCTTGGCGAAAAGCTCGGCCTTGCTCATGGACGAAAGCTCATCGCCGCCGTCATCGGCCGGCGCCTCGGGGGCGCTCTCCTCGCCTGCCTGCTCGTCATTTCCCTCGTTGCCCTGGCCGGCGTCTTTACCGTAAGCGCCCTTGGTGCTGCCGCCACCGACCTTGACGAAGGTGGAAATGGACAGGAAGCGCTTGGCGTGCTCGGCGTTCTTCACCTCGCAGACGTGACGCCCCTCCTTGTCCTCGCGAAATTCGTAGGTCGTGCCGTCGATCCGGTGATCGGAGCCGCCGGGACGTTTGACCTTGTGCTCAATCAGCATCGTTGATTACCTCTAGGTTGGTCAGAAAAAAGGCCGCACGCGGCGGCCTTGTTGCGGCCGGGGCTTAGTTGGCCCGGTAATAGAGCGTGACGCCGACCTCGCCGCTGGTGGCGGTGGTGGCGGTCGTGCCCACCTTCATCGCCAGCTTGCGGTTTTCGTTCGGGTCAGACTCGACGCGGCTCATGGCTTTCAGGCCGGCCGATTCAGCCCGGCCCGCGCCACTCGTCTCAAGTGCCACGGTGCCCCAGGCATCGCCCTCGATGCCGTCGCCGGCAGCGTTCAGGACGCCGACCGTCGCATCGGCGCCCGTGCCGCCGAGTGCGTCGGAATCCCACGCCAGGTCAACGGCAAGGCATCCAGCCGGCAGCACGCCAAGCTCGATAATGTCGCCGGCCCCCAGGGCTACGCCATCCACCTTGAACTTCATGCGCTCGGCAACCACCGCCTGGTCGATCGGGGTCGGCATGGGCTTGCGGCCGCTCGCTTGCGCAGTCTGATAAGTAGGCATAATCAGTCCTCCAAAATTGATGAGTTAGGGGCGGCCTCCCGCCCCATCACGGGTTACGCCGGATCGGCGGCCGCGGTGTCGAGTGCCATGCAACCGAAGTCGGTGCTCTTGCCTTCGATGTTGAAGCTGGACTTCTTGACACCGAAGATCGAGGACGTGGTGATCGCCACCTGGTTGCCGCGGTCCTCGCTCTCCTCGTTCCAGTCGAAGCGCAGATCGGTGCCCGGCGAACCGAAGGCAACGACGCCAGCCTGGCGACCGAGGAACAGGGCTCGGGCTGCAGGAACATCGCCACCGGTGCCGTAGTCGCCAAAGCGAACGACGCCCTTGTGCTTGTGCAGCACGACGTTGTTGTACATGCCCATGCCGCCCTTGAAGATCGGGTTGCTGCGACCTTCGGCAGACGCGGCGGCCTTCTGAATGTCGAGCCACTGGCCCGAGTCAGTGCCGGCGCGCAGGTCATACTCCTGCCACGAGTGCATCACCAGGACGAAGTGCTCCTCGCCGTCGATCTCGACCGGCTGGATGGACGGGGTGTTGGTGGTGCCACCGCCCATCGTGTCGGCCCGGGAAACCGCGCGGTCGATGAGGTTGAGGCTCATCTTGTCGGCTGCGGCCAGGTCGGACTTCTGCGTGGCGGCGCCGCCGAACAGGTGATGGTTGTCGTCCGGGGCGACCAGCGGGTTGCCGGCGTAACCGGAAAAGTCGGTCGGCTCGATGAAATCCTCGTTGATGCCACGAGCGCCGGACAGGTAGCAGAAGAAGGTCTCATCGAACAGACGAGCCCACCACTCGGATTGCCGGGTGCGAGCGATCTTGCGCAGATCGTGGATCGTGCGCTTGCGGGTCATCTTGCCGCCGGTGTTCACGCCGCCACGCTGCTGATCAATGTAAAGCGAGTCGGTGTAGAACTTGAGATCTTCTTCCTTGCCGCGAAGGGTGTCGTCACCGGAAACGGGACGCATCTTCAACTGCATCACCAGGTCATAGCTGATCTGGTCGCCGGAATCGTTCTCGAGGTGCGGCAGGGTTTGCAGCGGGGTTTGCGCGTCCTCGCCGACGCCCATGAACTTCTTGTTGAAGTAGCTCTTTCGGCCAACATCGACCGCGAGGTGCGCAGAATACTTTTTGACGGCTTTGGGATCGCCGACGCCCACAATAGTGCGAGGCATAAGAGTGCTCCTTGGATTTTGGGTTAAATCGTCGGACGCACTCTTGCGCGTTCGGTCGAGCCTATCGGCTCAACAGTATTGAAACAGTGCGGCCAGCTTTGGCGAACTGGCCGCGTTGCCGGCCTACGCCGGACCTTCGGCGGCGAGCATGGACGCGATCGACTGGCCGCGACGATCACCACCTTGGCGAGGCTTGGGCTCACCCTTGCCTCGACCGCTAACCGGCGGGTCAATCGAAACAGACTCGTCGGCCTCGATGCGCAGGCGGGCGCGCTGCCCGCTCTTGTGCTCGAGCGTGACGGCCGCCACGCCGTCACCCGATAGGCTTAGTGTCTCGCCGACCTTGAGATCGACATTCATGCTGCGCTGCTGCATTCGTTACTCCGTCAGGTAGCGTTCTTGCTGCTCGGGGGTCAGCTTCGCCAGCGCCCGCTCAAGCTCCATGCCGGACAGCTTCTCGAGGTGAGCGAACTCGCTGGTGCTCGTCTCAGGGATCTCGGCTGCCGGCGCGTCACCGATGTTCGGCGGCACGTTGGCCCGATCACGCGCGGACTTCTTGCGGGCACGGCGCTTGCCCTCGGGCTGCTCATTGGCGCCAGGCGCGGGAATGCCAAAGTCGCTACGAAGCTGCTTGTCGGCCTCGGTGATAAAGAAGTCGGCGGTCTGGTTGGCGTTCTCCGGCTTGGCTGCGATCTCCTGCACGATCTGCTGGAACATGCCTTTGACGCGCTCGGTCTTGTACAGATCGGCGTTCTGCTCAAAGAAGTTGTCGCGCTGCTGGTAGAACTGATTGAGCATGGCCTGCTGTCGGCCCTTGACCTCGGCCTCGTGCAGACGCATGGACATGCGCAGGTCGTTGCGTTCGTCGTCCAACTTCGTGCGCTCGGCCTCGTACTCATCGAGGTCAATGTCGCCGTCGTGGAACTTCTCGCGCAGGTGCTTCATGTCGTTGCCGATCTGCGCGAGGCGCTGGTCGGCGTCGTCGGGCACTTCGGTTTGCAGGCGCATTTCCGGCTGCTGGGGCTCGGGCTCCTGGGTAGATTCGGCGTCGTCGCCCTCGTCGGCGTCGCCTTCGTCGTCTACCGGCTCGTCGTCCTCGCCATCGCCTTCCGCTTCGTCCTCGTCGTCGGCTTCGTCGTCATCGTCATCAGCCTCATCGTCCCCGGCCAGGCGATCATCAGCGCCATCGTCAGCGCCTTCGTCGTCATCGCCTTCCGCGTCCTGTTCCACCGACTCATCGACTTGCTCCTCGTCCAACAGGGCTTCGCGCTCGGCCTCGGACATGCCGGCCAATTCTTCTTCGCTCCACTGTGCCATCGGGTCGTTCCTCTCTTTCTCACTGGCTTTGCTGGTTCAACGTCTCGCGGAGCAGATACCCTTCAAGCATCCACACCTTGCTTTGCGCCTTGTCCCGGGCGATGCGCCGGCCAATGTCCTCGCGGAAATTGCGGGGATCGGCGGACGCCGAATCACCGATCACGGTGAATCCGTTGCGCAGGGTCAGGCAGCACACGGTCGTCGTCGTGCCGGGGAAAACGTGATAGTCCTCGGCGACAACGGCATCCCGTATGTCTTGCGCGGCCAGGCGGGGCGCATCGCACCCGGCCGCCTGGATCTCCTTCTCGATCTCGTCGTCATTGCTCACGTCGGCTCTCCTTCTGGTGGTTGACGCACGCCGTCGGCGTCAGGGGTGTACATGCCCTGGCCCATGCCAGCGCTGGCGCTCTCCGGGGTGTCCAGCACCTCCTCGGAGCCACCGGGGCCGACTGCCCGCCCGGCGTCCTGCATGGCGCCACGCTCGGCCTCGGCTTGCTGCTGCTCTTGGATCGCCTGCTGCTGCATGGCTTGCTCTTGCTCGGCCACCTGCTGCTCCTGCTCTTGGCGGGCTTTCTCCACCTGATCCTCGAAGCCAGCCGACCGCATGATCTCGTCGGCCCCTTGGGCAGCGTCCGGCGCCATGCCGGCGACTTGCGAGGCTTGCAGCGCGGAGTACATCGCCTGCACGCGGCTGACCACGGCCTCGGCGCCAATCTTGTCGGCCTTCGCCACGATCTCGGCCATTTCCGCCTGCATCTTCGCCAGGGTTAGCTCCTGCTGCATCTGCGCCATCTGCTGCTGGCGCTGCATTTCGGCCTGCTGCTGCTGCTGCATGGCCGCCTCTTGCTCCGGCGGCAACTCCTCGTCGGGGTCGCGCTGGCCGTTGATCTGGCGAATGCGCGCCACGATCTCGTCGCGGTTGGGCACGTCGGCGGTTTCCACGAGCAGGTCGAGCAGGCCCAAGGCGACATTCGGCGCCATCTGCGCAAGGCGGCTCACAATGTCGAAAAGGCTCTCGAACATGGCGATGCGCAGGCTCGAGCGGTAGTCCTGCTCATCGAGGATGAACGAGGCTTGGCGGTGGGTTACGTCGTTGAGCACTTCGCCCGTCTGCGGGTCGCGCTCGTTGATCTTCATGTACTTGGCGCCACGGTCGCCCACGACGCGGATCACCTTCTCCTCGTCGTAGAACTGCTCGACCATCGAAAGCTCAAGCTCGCCAAGCTGCTGCAACCCGAACCGCAGGTTGTCGAAGATCGCCGTGGTAACGACGCTTCCCTGCTCCTGGCGGGCCATGATTGCCTTGCCGGACGTGGCGTTGGACTCGCGGCCCAGGTTCTCGTCGGTGACGCCGCCCACGTTGCGGATATGCTGAATGTTCCGCTCCATCATCCCGACGTGGCTTTGCGCCAGTTGAATGTCGCGGTCGATCACCAACTCCTTTCCCTTGCGCTTGACCAGCACGGCATCGGGCCGGGCGGCCTCCTCGCGCAGCGCGTCAATGTCATCGACGGCGCCCTCGTCCATCGTGATTCGGTTGACGGACAGGAGCCACAAGGCTTTCGATGCGCGCTTGTTCAGATCGTCTTGCGGGTCGCGCAGGTTGCGGATGATCCCGTAGGGCGCGTTGTCGCGCTTGCGGCGGTGGCACCAGATCGGCACGAACGGGAACCGGCCGTGGTTGTAAGGGGAATCGCCCCAAAAGAGCAGGCCCACGTCGGTGAACACGGCGCACTTGACCACCATGCGCACGTTGTCGAACAGGGAATAGCCCTCACGGGCACGCTCGACGTGCTCGGGGTTCTTGGCATCGAACACCACGCCGGCCATGTCGTCGTCGCGGAATACGCGGACGCGCTGCGGCTCCTTGTACCAGCACTCGATCACCCGCACGCGCTTGCGACTGTTGTAGGCAAACGCGGCATTGTCGTAGGGCGTGAAGCGGCCGGACGCGGATTGATAGTCGTGGCCGGGCTCCGTCACCCGGGCGCCCAGGTAGAAGCCATCCTGCTCGGCCTCGGAAAGCAGCTCACCCTCGCCGCGGCAAGACGACTCAATCACCTCCTCGCGGCCCGGGAAATACGCCTTGGCGGTGTCGGCATCCAGCCACTTCCAGCGGAAAATGTACCGGGCATCGGACAGATCCGGCTCGTCGCCGTTGGAGTCGTACAGCACGCGGCGCCAGTCCTCCCGGCGCGTGTAGATCAACTCCTCGGTCGGGTCGCCGCGCAGCCCCGTCTCGAGCCAGCCCACGCCCGCCTTGACGGCATCCTCGAACGCGAGGCTCCGGGCGTGCGGCGTGCGGTTGGTGTCGGACAGGTACTTGAGCAGCGAGGTCTTGATCTCGGCCTCATCCTGCCCCTCGGGCTCACGCGCCAATACCCGGTAGTCGATGCGCGATCGACGCTCGGTGCCCAGCACCCAATCGACCGTCGGCTTGATCTCGTTGTAGACGAGCGGTGCCTGGCCGCGATCGAGGAGCGCTTGCGCGTCCTCCTCCGTCCACTGCATCGAGTCGTAGTAATCCTCGTCGAGCGCCATCTGGTAGCGGTTGGCCGCCTGCCGGCGCCACTCTTGGTCGAACCAGGTTTTGATGCGCGAGTGCAGATTGCGCGCCTTCTGCGTATCGAGTCGGCTGCGCTTGGGCTTTTTCGGCGCCGGCTCGGGCTCGCCGTAGTCGCGTGGATCGCGGGACTCCGACCGCATCACGCCATCGTCACGGATCAGATCGTCGGCCACGGCTTAAACCTCCTCCTCGTGGACGGTTTCACCGTCCAGCTTGATCGTCATTTCGCCCACAGGTGCCGGCTTCTCCTGCTGGCTCACCGGCTCGGGCGGCATCTTGAGCAGATCGCCCATGTTGTCGGCGATGGTTTCGGCGATGCGGTAGACGCGCTGCTTGGACTCGACCAGCCCCATCATCTGACACGCGATGGGCGCCTGGCTGGCGATGTATTCGTAGTTGGGGTGCCCGTCGGAATGGACGTACTTCCAGGCGGAATCGATCGGAATGCAGAACGCACCGGCGCCCTTGTCGGGGTGCCCGTTCGTCGGGAACAGGATCATGTGGGGCTCGCCATTCATCCACTCGAGCGAGACGCCGATCTCGCCATTGCGGCGCGTGGCCCACGCCTTTTCGCCACCAATCAAGACACCCATCGTTTCCTCTCACCATTGCGGGTCATGGCGGGAAACTACCGAAGCGGCCAGCTTTGGCGGGATTCAGGTCACGCGCCAGCCGGTGCCGCGCCGGCTTGATCGACGCATCGAGGTCGCGGCTCCCGCCTCGTAACCCTGGCCCCACTGCCGGAAGGCGTCGGCCCCGTTCGAGTAGCGATCATGCAACGGCGATGCGGTGTAAACATCGAGCGTCGCGTTGTACTTCTTGCGGTAGTTGTCGAGCGCGGCGATGCCGTCGGCGCACTTCACCTTGTCGATGTAGACCGCGCCCTTCAATCGCATCCGCGTTTGCTGGATGCCGTCCAGCACGTTCTCGACACGTGGCACCACCTCGAACGTGTGGCCTGGCAGTAGCTCCTCGAGAATGTCGAGCGCGCTCTTGCCGGTTTGCAGGCTCTTGTTTTCCGCATCGTGCGGCAGGTAGTGCGTGCCGTAGGTGTAGCCCTGGGCGAGCAAGTGCTGGGCGTAATGGTCGAGGGCTTCGCCGCTGTTCTCGTAGTAGTTGATGAACCGATGTTCGCCGGCGCCGTATTGGTGGAACCAGATTGCCGTCGTGTCGTTGTAGCCGAGATCCCAAAACGTGTTGACCGGCACGCTGGCCTCGTGGGGAACGCGGCGAATGCGGCCGTCCTCGCGGGCCGCCTGCATCTGCTCGGCGTAGTAGGCGCCTTGCACCTTGCCCGCCTTCCAGTAGCCGTACAGGAGTGCGTCGCGCTCGTCCTTCGGCATTTGCAGGAGCATTTCCCGGTAGCCGGTGCCGTCGAGGTGCGGGTTGTCGATCAGCCGGGCCGGAACGAACCGGCGATATATCGTCGTGACAACGCCGCGCTCCTCGTCCTCGATCTCAACCGGAACCAGGGTCGCCCGGCCTTTCTCGCCGATCTCCCATCGCTCCATCACCCAAAGCTGTCCCGGGCCGTCCGGGTTGGTGGTCGCCCGGACATAGCGCGGCAGGCTGGGGTCAGTCGATCGGCAGCGGGAAAGCAGGTAGGTGTAGCAAACGTCAGTCGGCCACAGCGTTAGCTCATCAAAGCCAATGTAGTTCCACGCTCGGCCGCGATACTTGAGGCGATCCGAGTCGTGTTGCAGGTAGCCAAACTCGACCTTGGCGCCGCTTGAAAACGTCCAGACCTTTTCGGTTTGGTTGTACTCGGCATCGGGATCGAGCGCCGGGTAGATCGCGAGCGTTTCGTCTATCAGGTCGCGCAACTCGGGGAACGACCGGCGAAACAGGATTGCCCGGTGGTTCGGGTTGTTGATGCCGTCGTGTTGCAGGCAAAGCGCGTCGATCACCAGCGAGGCGGACTTGCCGCCGCCGGCCGCCCCGCCGTAAAGAACCTCTAGCTCATCGCACGCCAGGAACTTCGATTGCGCCGGGGTTGGCTCCCATACGACTTCGGCCGCTTCACTCATCGTCTCGGGTCAGTTTCTTTTGGCTAGACTGCGCCGGCTGCTTCGGCGGCACCTGAACAATTCGCAGCGCCCCACCGTCCTTGCCGGTAACTTCTCGGCGCTCGATGAAGTCGCCCTGGGCCTTCGCCAGCAACTCGGCCGCCTTGAGCCGGTCGCTCATCCGGTGCGGCTGCTTCTTGCCAGTCTCGGGATCTTCGATCGTCTCCTCGCCCAGCATCACGCGCGTCCAGAACTCTTGCCGCTGCTCTCGCGTGGCAATGGACTTCTTGGTGGTCGATTCGCGCAGCGCCTCGATTGCTTGCTGGACTGTAACGATTCGTAATGTCTGTGCGCCTTGAGGGTGCGGTTTCTTGTACCCGGCCGTCTCGGCCGCCTTGGTGGCATTCCCGCCATTCGCTGCATACGCCTCGACAAACCGGCGCTGCTTCTCCGTCAGTCCGTCATGCCAAGACATGGCGCTCCTCCTTCCACACTCGGCCTGTTCGCCCCGATCCCCACGACACCGCCCGGCTGGCAGTGACAGCCACGCGTGGGCAGCCCTCTTTCACATCAAGGCTCTCGATGGCGGACAGGCCCATGACGACTTTCCCAAGATCGGACTCGACAAAGCCACTCATGCCGTGATGCTCGGCCGCGGCAATGAGCGCCTTTAAGTCGCTGGGGTGAATCATCACCACGTCGGCGTCGAGAGCCGCGTTGCGCTGGATTGCGTGCGCCTGGCGAGCGATCTCCCGCATGATCGGCGCCACACGATCCCGGCTTTCCATCCGGCCGCCTTCGGTCATACCGCACCACCCCTAAGCCACGCCTCAACTCGAGCCGAACTCGGTGGCGGTGCCCCTCGGGTAGCCCGGGTGCGACCTGTCCACTCGTATTCCACAATCCGGTACTTCTTCCCACTGCGATCGCGCCGGTGACAGAACCCCGACGGCTTGGCGATCCGGGCGGCCAGGCACCACGCGAACGCCCCTCGAACCCGGTACGATTCAGCGCCCAGCTTCTCGGCCAGATCGCGGATAGTGAACCGGTGATGCAATCCCATGCCGCTGATCTCCTCGATCAATGCGGCTCGACTGACGTGCTCACCCATCGTCTCGGCCTCCCAACTCCCCATGAGCGAAAGCGACCTCGAGCGTGCGGGCGAGCCAGGGCACTTGCGCCTCGAACTCAATCCGACCGGCGTGAAGGTCGCGGTGACAATCGGAGCAGAGCGGAACGGCGAACTCGTCACCCACTTTGCTCCCCATGTGTCCACCGAACAGGCCGATGAGGTGGTGGGCCTCCGACGGGCCGACCTCACCGCAGTGGGCGCAAGGGCGCGACCGCACCCAATCCAGATACCGGGGCGAGCGCCACGGGCGAATCTTGCTCACGTTCATGCCCTTCGCCTCCCCATCGCTTCGAGGTAGTCGTCATCCGACTTGTCCAGGCGGATGCCGGCCTCATCGGCGAATTGCTCCACGTCGGCCAGGTACTCGGCGAACTGCTTGACTGACAGATCGGTGGTCGTGAGCAGGTCGATCATCGCGTCCGTCCCCTCGGGGTCGCCGCCGATAGCCCGCTCTACACGCGCAACTTGTTCGTCGTCCCGGGTGAGGATCGGCAGCAGGTACAGCCCCTTGAAAATCCGATGCTGCTCGTCTTTCCGGTAGCCAAGCGCCTCGCCTATGGTGGTCGTGAAACGCCAGTAAATACGATTTTGGGCCAAGCTACGGTTGCGCTTGTGCGGCTTTATCTCCACCTGCAACGTGCATTCCTGGGCAAGATTAAGGGCGCCCAAGTAGCGCAAGGCGTTCTCCCTGATTTGCTCGTCCCGCAGTATGAAGCGCATTTGTGGCTGCATACCTCAATTCTCCTTATCGGCCAGCTTTCGGCAACGGCGCCGGTACTGCTCATAGGTCAGTCCGCGACGCTTGGCGATCGTCCGGCTGGTGTATCGGGCTCGCTCTCGGTCATTGGTCCGTCGCCAGGCCAGCGCCTCATACAGACCGGCCGGCACCTCGAAGCGGCTCGGTATGTACCCGGTGCGGATCAATCGAACCATGTCCCGGGTCATGCCGAACCGGTACGCCAGCGCGCCATCGGTCAACGTCTTGGCCCTCGACAGGATCTCGGCTCGCTTCTCGTGCTCCTTGAGCAACCAGCGGTCGATCGAATCCATTGCCCTCAAGCCAGGCACCCCGAGAAATCCGGCTCGCGCCAATAGACACTCTTGAGCACCTTGCCCTTGGGGTAGTGCTTGCCGTCGGCCCCCACCTGATCGCCGGCACTGACGGCCGCGCGGGTCGGGTATTCGCCTCGGTACTCGATCATCACCCCGATCTCGTCATAGGCACGGGCCGTCTCGATCTCGTCGCGCTCGTGCTTGAGCAGCTTCGACATATTCGAGTCGGCGATCTCATCCGTCACCTTGCGCGGGTCATAGCCCAGCCCGACGAGCGCCTGAATGGCGGCCCCGGCCAGGTCGTCAAGGTGGCAGCGGCCATAGCGCCGGTACAGGTCATGGACAAAGCCCATATCCTCGAACGCGCGCCACTCGATCGGCGCCAGGGGAAGGGAGCAACCCCACCCCATCACCACGCAGTCGCCCGCCAGCAGATACAGCGTGTCGCCGGCGCCGTCCACCTGTTCGATCACGTCGCCGTCGTCGGCCCCGGTAAGATACTCGGCCACCTCCTCCTCGAGCAGGTCGGCCCGCAGCTTGCGCGCCTCGACGCTCGGCGGCGTGCCGTCGTAGATCGGCGCACCGGTGGCCTGGTGGAACTCGCGCACTCGTTCGATCAAGTGCCTCATGCCTCACCCCCGAAGATGAGCCAGTCATCAGCCAGCACGTCAGACTGGCTTGCCACCCACGGCACCACCTCGTGGTTGACGGTTTTCATGGCGATGTAGTCTCGGCACGGATGCGGCTTCAACCCGTTGCGCGGGACGTGGTACAGAAACATTCCCTCGCCATTCCACCCAGCGCGCGCCACCTTCTCGCCACGCTTGAGCATTTCAACGGCATGGCCGAACGACATGGCGGTTTCCGGCTGGTAGGCACGCTCGAACACCTCGGCCGGCGACCAACTCACATAGCCCTCGAACTCGGGCGTGTTGGCTTGCCCTCCATCGACATACTCCACCAGAAACCCGGCGTCGGCGCCGTTCTCGTCAGCCGGCAGCTTCCAGCCGCGAAAGTCGTTGTATGCCTGCCGCGTCATCGGCGTGGCGCGGATCACCTTCGTGCCGATGTACGTCATCATTTCGCTCTTATCGATCACTTCTCGCTCTCCTTCTCGTCGTAATGCCGGCACCCGGAACAGTCCCAGCCAAAATGTTTGCCTGCGCCCATGTCCTCGTGCTGGACGCAGTGCGTCGTCATGCGATGCGGCAGCCACACGATCCGGCGCGTGCCGTCGCGGTGCCATCCGTCTTGAACCTCGCGACCCTCGGCGTAGTCCGGCCGGTTGAAGCACGCCGGCTTCTCGCCTGGCCGGAGTCGGCCGGTGCCGCCGATCGTTACGTCACCCATTGCGTCGCTCCTCGAATATCTGGATCACCAGGTCGCGGACGTGCGGCCGGTCATGCAGGGGAATGTCGCGCAGCCGATCCCGCCTGGCCTCTTTGCCCTGGACGCGCGCGATCCGCTCGGCCTCGCGCATCCTTCGGTTGTCGATCGCGTTGGGCATGCCCGGCGTCCACCCATCACTCACTGCCGACCTCGCGCAATACCAGCCGGTCGGCCGCGTCGTCCTGGCAACGCCTGCACGCCGGATGCCCACAGCCGCACGCGGTTTGCGCGATCCGCTCGCGCAGCACGCCGGACACGGACGCCAGGCGCCGCTCCATCTGCTCGCACTCGATCTGCTTGTTCACCCACTGCTCCCGGTACTCGTCAACGCGATCCATCAGCGACCGGGTGCGCTGCTGACACTGCACCAGCTTGGCCGCGGCGCTCACGCCGTCACCTCCGCATCAGCTTCGATCAAGTACGGGCATGACCACGTTTGCACCGGCGCCTCGCCATTGCGGATAAACGCCGACTCGGGCGGCATCATCACGAAAACCCGGTGGGGCTCGTCGCGCTGGTTCGTCTCGTCGAACGCCAGCCACCGCTCGCAACGCTTTCGCATCGGGCACGGCATCGCGTCAGGCTCGGGCCGTCGTCCACTGCATCGGGCCGTATCGCCGCTAAATCCAATCATGCCGGCGCCTCCTGCCGCTCTTTCACCGCCACCGCCAGGCGCCCCAGGTCGGTCAATTCCAGGTACTCGGCCGGGTAGCCGGTGATCGGGCATCGGCCCTTGTGCGCCACCTCGAGGAGCCCGGCGCCAACCAGGTCGTTGACTCGGCCGCAGACGGCAGACAAGCGCATGCCGGAATGAACCTCGATCTGCGAGCGCGTGATCGGGAACTGCTTGGCGACAGTGGCGAGCACGATCACCTTTTGGCGCGAAAGCGCGCCGCACTCGCGTAGCGCATCGAACGATTCGCGGCTGGTTGCTGCAACGGTCACTGCTCGCCCTCCTCGTCGCCATCACTCGACGCGGCGCCCTGCTCACGCAACTGCTCGATCACGGACTGCTTGCTGCTGGCGAACACGCGAACCTCCTCGCGCTTCTCCTCGATCCGTTCGTCCAGGGTCGGCTTGCGCACTGGCTCGATGCTCGCCTTGATCTCGGCCAGCTTGCGCTTGGCGTAATCGGTGGGCTCGTAGCTCTCGGCCTTCGGGCCGTCGTAGCCAAGCAGGCCGGCCAGGGCCACGCCATCGCCGGTAACTTCCCGATCGCAACCAAGCAGCCGCGGCGCCGCCTCCTCGTGCGTAAGCATCCCGCGGTCGATCGCCTGCTCGATCGCCGGGCGTCGGCCGGCAGGGTCATGCCCTTCGGAAATCTCCACCTTCGGCGGGCACCCCGCCTCGATCGCCGCAGTGACGTGCTTCTCGTAGCTGTCGAGGAAGGCCCGACGGGCAGCCACCCGGTCGCCCTCCTCGAGCAACGGGGCGGCGGCTTGGAAAAACGCCAGCTTCGATTCCGCCGTCCAGACGACGGTTTCCCGCTCGTCGTCGGCGTGCTGCACCATCGCCCAGGCTTCATCGCCGGTCGGCCAGCACGCGCGCTTGGCGCCCTCGATCGATCCGCGAATGTCGCTGGGCTTGGGCGGGTACTCGCCGGTGCGCAGGTAGTCGTTGGCCGCCTGCTGGATCACCTCGATCGGGTACTCCTCGAGCACGGCCCACCATGCGGTCAGCACTCGACGGCTCGGCTCCGGCTGGTTGAACACCTCGAACAGCGTGCCGACCACTTCGGCAAATGCGCGTTTGTCTTGCTGGTTCATGCCCCACCCCCGATCAGTCGCATTTGGGGCTTGCCGGAATCGGCGCGTTCGCCCTCAATCACGTTGCTTTGCCCGGCCTGGCTGTCGCCAAGCCATTCGGAAATGCCGCCGCCTTGGCGCTGACGGCCATTGGTCTTGCGCTTTGGTGCTGGTGGGTTGTCTGCGAACCCAATGAACCGCTCGGCCTTCTCGGCATTGCGGAAGATCAGCGTGAGGTCATCGTGGCGCTGGCCGGAGTCGTTGTCGCCCATGTGGAACGGGCTTGCCTTGCAGCCATCGATGGCCTTCTTTGCGCCGTCGATGCCGTACTGCTTGAGCGCCCACTGGATTCGGCGCTTGCGCTTGTCGTCGAGCACGGTGCGGGCGTTCTTACCCATCGCATCACGCCAGTAGGCAAACACCTCGCTCACTTGGCCGTCATCACGAGGAGGCGAGGTGGTCGCTTGTCGAGCGCCGACCTCTTTTTGGGTAGGGTCTGGTTCGGGTCTGGTTCGGGTAGGTTCTTGTTTGCCGAACCCTTCGCAAAGGGTTTCCAAACGGTTTCTAAATGGCTCTTTCCAGTGGCAGCCGTAGGCCAAAAGATCGGCCACAAGCCCCTCCATGAAGCCAAAAGAGCCGGGAGTCTGCTCGAACTCCTTTACCCTGGCAGTGGCGACATTCCCGTTTGAGACAGGATTCCACCTCAAGAACCCCGGAATCCAGACGAAACCTGTCCTTTCGCACCGGTAGGCGAATCCGTTTTCAGACAGTTCCGAAAGGGTTTTGGAAACGGTTTCATTGGCCCACCCAAGATCGGCAGTGACGTAACCGACTGGCAATCGGTAGCACCCGATGCCATTCGAGTGCGGGCCGGTCAACAAGTAGCACGCGAGCAGCTTTCCCTCGGCGCTCAAGTCCTGCGTTTGCGGGTTAGTCCAAAAGGCGCACTGGATTTGTCCGTACTCGCGCATTACTTGCCCTCCTCGCCGGCTTTGTTCATTTCGGCCTTGACTACCTCGGGGGCGAAAAGCTGGGCCTGCCTTCCCGTCTCGTAATACCCTCGAGCGAATGGGCAGTCCTCCCAATCCGTAGAGTCGAGCGCGTCCTGATATGGAATGCCAACAAATCCAGCCAAGAGCAGAGCGGCATCGGATCTGCAAAACGGAGCAGAGAAACCGACGTGGGATGAAATCACGTCCAAGTCGTCTCCATGTCGCGTTATCAACTCGTGACATGATTGGCAAAGGCATGAAAGCTGAGTGTTCTCGTACTCCCACGGCTCACGTCCTTTGATGTAAATCTTGTGGTGGACGTGAAGCGTTTCCTCGTCGTCCTCGCACTGCTCACACTTCCATCCGGCAGCCTCAAGAACCTCAAGGCGTTTTTTCTGCCACCGCGGGTCTCTAAGTTTCTCGATGTAGCTGCGCTTTGATCCCTTCTGTGTCATACTTACCTCGCTGATGTTTTCAGTAGCCCCGGCCGTTTCGTCACTGTTCGCGCCGGGGCTTTTTTGTGCCCGCCGTTAGGCCGCGGGCGTCGCCTGGGTGTCGATGAACCACCGGGCGATCAGCACCGCCTCGGCTCGTCCATCGTCTTTGACTCGCGCCAGTTCGCCGGCAAGCTCCGGGTAAAGCTCAACGGCGCGCGTGCGGCTGGCGTCTTTGCTCTTGCCCAGCCCAAAGTGGCCTTTCCACTTGCGAGGCCGGACGTGGTGAATCGGCAGGCCGGCGGCGATGATTGCCGTGCGTGCCGTGCCGTAGGCTTCGCCAAATGCGAACGTCGAGGCGACGCCCTGGCGCGGCATGGCCGACACTTCCTCGACCACCCCGGCATCCGCATCGAAGGTCGCGACGATCCCGCACAGGAGCGCGGCATTGACGCGCCGCTTGCTGCCGGAACCCCGGCCCATCGTCGGCATGTCAGCCACGCGAACGCTGCCCGTCTTGGTGTCGATGCAGGCGACGGCACCGGACTGGCCCGGGTCGATCGCTACAACCTTCACGACGCTTCACCCTGCATGTCCTCGAAGCACGACTGGCAGATCGCGTAACCGGCCTCGATCCGCTCGTCACGGTCGCCGCACTTGCGGCACTTTGTCGGCCCCTGCCGATCGTCGCCGCTGGTCGCAATCGCGTTGTCGATGTGCCGCTGCTGGTTCTCGGCGGCAATGTCTGCTGCGTCCATAAAGCCTCCCTCAACTCTCCCCTTGTGTTCGGCCGCGATGCGCCATGCTCTGTACACGGGAAAATTCCCCGTAGACGTGGCTCTCGAGCACGTCGCGGCAATACTCGGAGGACGACATGCCAGCCAAAGCAGCCAACGCGGCAACCTTCGCGTGCAAATCACCGGGCACCTTCGCCCTGATCTCCTCGGTGCATTTCCCGTGCGGGTCGCTGCGCATCCCCCGGGACATTGCTGGTGCGTCAGTCATGCCTGCCTCTCCTTCTTCTGGTGGCACGAAAAAGGCCGCGCGACTAGGCGGCGGCCACGGTTTTGCCCGTGTGGGATTCGATCGCCTTGGCCGCCATGTCGGCAGGCAGCGAATCCCACGGGCATTGGTAAATGTCGGGGCGAACCTCGTGCGGCGTCACTTCCCAATTCAGGGCAGCGCACACGTCAACGACGCGACCAGGCGGCACGCCGTTGGCCTTCCAGTAGTAGATCCGCTGATGATCCTCGCCCATCGTCTTGGCAAGCCGGAGGTTTAGCCGTGATGCAACTTTCTGATTCATGCCGACCATTATGCGCAGACCACGTGCAACGTGCAAGCCGCGATGCTGTTGATCCGAGACTGGGCGCACAGGATGCTTGCGACATGAACAGTGACACGCACAAAACCACCTTCTCCGACCGGCTGCACCAGGCGTGCGACCACGCCGGGATACCTCGAGACAAAGGCCGCACAATGGGCCTTTTCACCAGGGTCAAGAATGCGGGCGTGGTTGCCAGCTATGAGTCTGTCCGTCGCTGGCTGCAAGACGACGCCCGCCCGCGAATGCGCAACGCTTCGATCCTGGCGCAAACCTTGGGCGTCAATGTCAACTGGCTGCTAACGGGGAGCGGCAGTTGGAGGCCGGACGTTGGATCAAAACCGCACACTGGCGACAACATTGAAGATGCGGTCGCGGTTCGCGGCGAGGTGCCGGTCATTTCATGGGTTCAGGCTGGGGCCATGTCGGAAGCTATCGACCTGCACGAGCCGGGATTCGCGGAAAAATGGGTACCAACGACGATCACCATTGGGGAGCACACGTTTGCGCTGCACGTAACGGGCGACTCGATGATGCCCGAGTTTCCTCCCGGGCGACTTATCGTTGTCGAGCCTGACATGCAATGGGAGGTCGGCGACTACGTTGTTGCCGCGAACGCAGACAACGAGACGACCTTCAAGCAGATCATTCGGGACGGTGGGCAGCTTTATCTCAAGCCGCTCAACGACCGCTATCCGCTGATTCCCGTGGATCACGACTACCGCATTATCGGCGTCGTGCGTGGGCAGCAGAAAACCTACCGATAGGAGGGGATTGCCATGAGCATTCGCACCACACTGATCGCCGGGCTCGCCCTGGCCGTCACCGCCCTGCCGGTCGCCGCCGACAGCTACACGCGACAAGGGAACACGATCTACGGCCCCAACGGAGACACCTACACCCAGCAGGGCAACACGGTGTATGGGCCGAACGGCAAGACGTACACACGCCAGGGCAACACCACCTACGGATCGAATGGCGACAGCTACACTACGCAGGGCAACACCACCTACGGGCCGAATGGCGACACCTACACGCGCCAGGGCAATACGATCTACGGCCCGGACGGGCGAACCTGCACGAAGGTAGGCAGCACGATGCACTGCAACTGACGCCAGAGCCCCGCTCCCGCTACGATCCCCGGCATGCCCGGGGATTTTTTTTGCCCCGACATGCACAGAACGGTTGCATTGGGCTTTGTTCTTCTCTAATCTTCACTCATCGCCACGTTGCGGGAGTACACGCAAAACGAGCGATGGTCGGCGACAGCCAAGGCCGCGGCCCGGCGCCTAAACCGGGAACCAGACAATCGAGCGAGGTAATCGCAATGCGAACAGTGACAAGACAGACAGCAATCGAAATCGAGCGGAAGGCTCAAGAAGGCGAGCGAAACCGCCGGCGCCTGGCGCGCTACTACGACCGACGCATCCGAGAAGAGCGTCGCAAAGGTGGCTGCTTCAAAGGCATCAACCGGCTGCATTGGTACATCGTGACCGACCTGAATCGGTACGGAGGTGGGGCATGAGCGACTTCAACGGAAAGCTCGACGCGTATTTTCGCCGCCTCGATGCCGCGGAGGATCGCCGCATTGCGGAGCGCGAACGGTACGACGAAGCGATCGATGAGGCCGAACTGGCGATCGTCGCCGATGCGCACTATTTCGATGACGCCACCGGTGAGTTTGACGAACTGCGCAGCGAGCTATGCGAAGCGCTGATTGAGCAGCACAAGGCATCCCGATCGAGCGACCCCGAGGCCATCAAAGAGGCGGCCCAGGGCGTAGTCGAGGTGATGGACAAAATTGCGGCGGCCTACGCGCCGTCGATCGCAGAACACGAGGAGCGAGCAGCATGAGCAAGACAACCAACGGGATCAGCCCGGCATTCTGTCAGTCGATCACGTCAGATCCAGATGGAAGCAAATGGACGACAGATGAATATGACGCGGGCGGCGGTGGCCTGACCAAGCGCGAGTATTTTGCCGCCAAGGCCATGCAGGCGTTCTTTTCTATTCCGGAAATTTATCTGCATTGCGGGATAGACGGTGTGGCACGAGATTCGGTGCGAGCGGCCGACGCACTGCTTGATGCCTTGGAGCAAGAAGGAGGCACCAAATGAACCAGCAAGTCGCAACACAGCAGCAGAACACCGCGCCAAAGCCGTTCGAGATCATGGCGAACCGGTTGCAGGTAAACCCCGAGGAAATCGAGCGCCTGATGGTCAGCACGCTAATGAAGGCCAAGGGGCGCAACGAGCAGGTGACGCATGACGAGGTGGTGGCATTCATGGCCGTCGCCAACGAGTACAAGCTGAACCCGCTCACGAAGGAAATCTACGGCTTCAACAACCGTGGATCGATCCAGCCCATCGTTTCTGTCGATGGCTGGCTGCGAATCATCAATAGCAACCCGAACTTTGACGGTATGGAGTTTGACGACGCTCTTGATGACAACGGGGGTCTGACGGCCGTTCGTTGCCGCATCTACCGCAAAGACAGGAACCGCCCCACCGAAGTAACCGAGTACATGGCTGAGTGCAAAGGCGACTCACAGCCGTGGAAGAAGTGGCCGGCGCGCATGCTTCGCCACAAGGCGACGATCCAGTGCGCCCGCTACGCCTTCGGTCTGTCTGGAATCGTTGATCCTGACGAAGCCGACCGGATCAAGGCATCCATCGAAGCGGAGAACGAAAGAAGCCATGCGCCGCAGCCCGTATTGCAGGCGGCGCAAGGAAAGCCGGAATACCCGTGGGATCGATTCGATAAGAACTTCCCCAAATGGGAGAAGGCGATCCGGTCAGGAGCGCAAACGGCTGACGAAATCATCGCAACGATTGAATCAGGATTTGAGTTGGTTGGCGACCAGCACGACGCAATTTGGAACGTACAACATGAAGTGAGGGGGCAACATGAAACGGCATAACGTCCAGCAGGGAACCCAGGAATGGCACGACCTGCGCGCCCGCATCCCATATTCCGCCAGCATGGCGCCGATCATCATGGGCGCCTCGAGCAAGGGCACACGCAGCGAATTGCTGCGCATCCTGGCCGGCTACGAGGAGAAGAACTATCCCAAGTGGGTCGAGGAGGTGCTTTTCCCTCGCGGCCATGCGATCGAGGAGGCCACCCGGCCGCTGATCGAGGCGGAGCTCGATGATGAACTGTTCCCTGTCACCGGCAGCGCCACCTTCGACGGAATCGAACTGCTCGCTTCCTGCGACGGCATGACGATGCTCGGCGACCTGAATTGGGAGTGCAAGTCGTGGAACGCCAAGAAGGCCGAGGCGGTGAGCAACGGGGATATTCCCGATGAGGACTATTGGCAGGTCGTCCACCAGGCACTCGTCAACGAGGACGCAGAGCGTTGCATGTACACCGTATCGGACGGACAGGATAAGCGCGAGAGCGTGACGATCGCCCGATCAGACTTCGGCGGCCACCTCGACACCCTGCTCGCCGCCTGGCGCCAGTTTGATGAGGATCTGCGCAACTACCAGCACGAGGAGAAGCCGGCCGAGGTGGTGGGCAGCGCGCCCGGCGATGTGCCGAGCCTGCACATTGAACTCGACGGCGCAGTGACGGCATCGAACCTGCCGGCCGTGCGCGAAACCGCCATCGCGAAAATCCGGTCGATCAACACCGACCTCGCCACCGACGAGGACTTTGCCGACGCCGAGGCGACGGTCAAGTGGTGCAAAACGCTCGAGGATCGGATCAAGGCCGCCAAAGAGCACGCCCTGTCGCAAACCGAGTCGGTCGATGCCCTGTTCCGCACGATGGATGAGATCGCCGGTGAGGCGCGCAAGGCGCGGCTTTCACTCGACAAGCAGGTGAAATCCCGCAAGGACGAGATCCGTGGCGAGATCGTGGACAAGCGCCTGGGCGAGATCCGCGAGCACTACGGCCAGATCAATGATGGGCTCAATGGCGTTGATCTTGGCGTGCCGACCGACGCCCGCCAACGCATCGCCGCGGCCATGAAGAACAAGCGCACGATCGTCTCGCTGCGCGATGCCGCCGATCAGGCCGTCGCCGACATGAAGTTGGAGGCAAACGACCGGGCCGACAACGCCCATGCCGTGCTCAAGCGCATCGACGCCGTGGCCGACGAGCACCGCCACCTGTTCCCCGATCGCGCCGGGCTCATCACCGCCGACCCCGCGCAGATCGAGGACACGATCAAGGCGCGCATCGCCGACCACCAGCAGGCCGTGGCCGAGCGTGAGCGTGCGGAGAAGCTGCGCGAAGCCGAGGAGCGGCAGCGGCAGGCGCAACTCGACGCGATGGAAGTGGCGAACGCAGAGCGTGGATCCGACGAGCGGAAAGCAGCCGCGCAAGTCGCCCAGCCGGCCGAGGACGACATGGCCGCCATTGCCGCTAACACGACCCCGGCCGACTACCCGACGCCCGACGCCTTCGATGAGGTGATCGAGTGGGCGCGACACCACGGCGCCACCATCACGCCGGCGGCACGCAACGAACTGATGGACATTCTCAACGTAGTGGAGGAGACGGCATGAGTGAAGTATTCCACCGCAATTTCAAGGTAACTACCGGCCCCCTCATGGATCTAGCCAAAGAGATTGGCGAGCACAACGCGAAGATCGCCGGTGAGCGCGAAGCGATCGCCGAGGAATTCGGCGGTACGGCATATGCCTACACAGACGGCCGACTTGCCGGGTTCAAGTTGCCAAAGGTCGATCGCGAGGTGTGGCGCAAGCCGGATTCAAGCGGGCTGACGCTGCCGAAGAAAACATCCGATTTTGGGAAAGAACTGTGGAAGCGCATCGACGCCATCCAGCAGGGCCGCCATGCGCGCAAAGAGTTGTTCGACGCCATCGGCCTTGGCGGTCACGAGATCATTGGCGAGTCAACCGGCCGAGGGGTGCGCATCTATTGGGGTGGACTAGCCGGCAACCTCAACGATGGCCCCCTTTTCATCCGGGTGCCGTGGAAGTCCGTAGACCCGGATCAGGTCAAGGAGTGCCGAGCAATTCTTCAATCCGGCGAAGGCGATGAGAAAGAACGCCGGCGCGCTGCCGTCGAAAAGTTCAACTCCGAGATCGCAAACCTCACGTGGGAGCCGCCGGCGTATTTCGAGGAGGTTCCCGAGTGGCAAGTAGATAAAGAACTCAACACCTTAAAAGAAAAGGAGAAGGCAGCATGAGCAACCGCGGCGTGAACAAGGCAATCATCATAGGCAACTTGGGCGTTGAGCCCGAAGTGCGGCACATGCCGAGCGGCGGCCAGGTGACAAACATTCGCGTCGCCACCAGCGAGAAGTGGCGCGACAAGAACACCGGCGAGGATCGCGAAAACACCGAATGGCACCGCATCGTGTTCTTCGGGAAGTTGGCCGAGATCGCCGGTGAGCACCTGAAAAAAGGCAGCCAGGTCTACATCGAAGGCCGCCTGCAAACCCGCAAATGGCAAGGCCAGGACGGCCAGGACCGCTACACCACCGAGATCGTCGCCAACGAAATGCAGATGCTCGGCGGTCGCCCTGGGGGTGCCGGGCAAACCGGCGATTACGGCGGCGCTGGCGCCCAAAGGGGCCAGGGCAGCTTTGGCAATCAGGGCGGCGGGTACGCCGGCGGCCAGGCGGGCGCATCAGCGCATAGTCAGCACGCCGCGGCCGGCATGGCGCCGCCTCCTGCGCAAGCCGGCGGTTACGGCCACCAAGGCACTGGCGGCCCGCCGCCGGGCGGCGACAACTTCGGCGAGGACGACATACCGTTTGCCGCCGTGGACGGCCGCACGGCATGAGTGGACGGCCGCCTTTCTACAAACCGAATGAGGCGGCCCGATTCCTCAAGGTGAGCCCGCAGAAATTGCGCGGGCTCGTCGCCACCGGGGATCTCCCGCCACCAACAACCATCGGCGATGAGCACAGGTCATTCGGCATCGGGTTGAAACAAACGACCGGCTGGCCGCTTACCGTCCTGATCGAGTACAAGAAACGCAACGAGGTGAACGCATGAATAACGTGGCAAACATGGCGAGCGGAGATAACTATTTTTCTGCGCTCAGCAAGCATGAGGTACTTATTAACGCCGCGGAAGCGGTTAGACAACACCCTTGCCAAGACACGGATTGCGCAAAGGCTCAAAGAGAGCGTGACGCGCAGGTGATAGATCACATCGCGCATGCCGCGCTTATGGAGATTTCTGCTTTTGAGATCGCGAACAATTGGCCGGAGGTGGTATCAGAGCTACCAATGCCCGCGAGGTCTCTTGCCGAGAGATGCAAGGCCGGGGTTTCTGGTTTCCATTTGATCCTGCTTGTAGACAAATCATTTTCGAGCATGGCGTCTGCTAGCACAATAACGCGCCTAAAAAATCAGCTTCTAAGGCTCAATGAAAACTTGAGCATTTGCGTTGAAGTCAGCAACGAGGTGAACGCATGAGTGAAGTGATCGACAAGCCGCGGGCCATGACGCTCGAGGACATTGCCGCGGAACTGCAAATGAACAAGGACACCGCGCGGCGCACCGTGTCACAGCCGGACTTCCCGAAAGGCTGGCACCCGTTCCCGGGCAGCCGCTTGCGCCGCTGGGATCGCGTTGCCGTCGAGAAGTGGATCGAGGAGCAGCAGGCATGAGTGACGACCACAAGACGCGGGGGTTTGAGCCAGAGCGTCTGTCGATGGCGATGCACATGGATCAGATCAAGTTCCACACACCAAAGCCGCCCAGCGAAGCCGTGCGCATCATGCAGGCCGGCATCATGCACATGGACGACCGGGCCAAGACGCACGACGCGCCCGGCGGCGAACGATCCATCGGCGCGACTCGCGCCGCCTTCGAGGCCATCACCGGCGACGGGCTGATGAATACCGATGAACGCGCCTGGCTGTTCATGGTGCTGCTCAAGCTGGTGCGCAGCCAGCAGGGCGCCCACCACGCCGATAACTACGAGGACGCATCTTCCTATTGCGCCCTGATGGGCGAAGCGGCGCTGAATGAGCGAGGTGATGGCGATGGATAACTTTGAACTGAACCGGGCGGCGCTCGACATGGCCCAAGGCGCCACGCCTTACGAACTGGCGCGGAAGCTGGTGCAGGCTCGGGCACGCCTGGTCGAATCAGAGCATAACGCCGACCGCTTGGGCGACGAGCTCGAGCAGTCCCAGCACGCACACGATGTTCGTGAACGAGAGCGGGACGAAGCGCGGCGCCTTCTATCCGAAGCGAGAACATTCGTCGCGTTCGCCTACTCGAAAGGCGTCGTTGGAGCGGAGGATGTTGGCCGGAAGATTGACCGAATCACGGAGGCAGCATGAAGGTCACCGAACAACAGATCACCCAACTCACCATCAGCGGCGCCAAGCGCAATCGCGGACTCGGCACACTCGACCCGATCGCTGTCGCGCTTGAGAACTTCGGCCCCGGATCTGGACGGATCACGATCAGCATCTATGACGAGTCGTGGCGCGTTATGTGGCCGGCCATGGGCCCCAACACCATAGAGACGTTCTTCATGGGCGCACACCCTGACTACATCGCCGGGAAGATGACGACCAGGTCCTCGATGGAGGAAGTCGACCTCGACGCTCTGCGAAAACAGATGCGCGACGCGATCGTGGAGAAGCGGAAGGAACGCGAGATCGATGCTGATGAAGCTCGCGATCTATGGGACGACGTTGGCCGCTTCCCCGACGACGATGACACGTTCCAGAAGGGCGCGGTGAGCATGCATGAGGACGACCTTCTTAACGACACCCTCGGCTGTGACTGGTGGGATGGCCTGCCGCACCGGACCAGCTCGCACGGCGAGTACCTGCTCGACGTGATCGAAGCTGTGCAGGCCGGGCTGAAACACAGAATCACGGAGGCAGCATGAGCGAACAACACCAGGAAGGCCCGCGGCAAATCTGGCTGCGAAACATCACGGGCAGTACCGAAGTCACCGACTCCGGCGACCCGCTCGCTACCGAGTATCTCCGCGCCGACCTGGCCGTCGATCGTGAGCGCCGCATGGCCGCTCGCATCGCCGAGTTTGAGCGTGAGATGGGCAGATACAACATGAATGCCGGTGAGGCGGACCAGCGCATGGGTGAGTCCAAGGCTATGCGGGAGGCGTTGGGGTTTGACCCTGACGCTGACGATGTGTCGCCAAACGATTTGCGTGCGGCACTCGCCCGCCGCGACAAGCTGGTTACGGCGGATGCTTTGGACTACGCGGCAACCATGATTCGGCCGTGTGAGCTTTCCATTGAAGCCGACCGCCTACGCCGAGAAGCCGAGGGAGAAACGGTATTCGCCGTTGTCGGCGGCGAGATCGAGCGCCGGTTTGTTGAGGATGGTGCGGTTGGAACTGACGCATGGGACGACGTTTTTACCGAACGCCAGCGGCAGGTCGAGCAAGAGGGATGGACACCGGAGCACGACGACCAGCACGAGAACGGTGAGTTGGCGTGGGCCGCAGCGTCTTACGCCATCCACGCTGGCGAGTACCGCGAAAACCAGATGGCCTGCAACGCAGCTAGTGGGAGTCCACCGAACTTTGCTGAGTGGAGTATTTGGCCGTGGCCGATGGGGATCGGGTGGAAGCCGAGCGACCGCCGACGCGACCTCGTGAAAGCCGGGGCTCTGATTCTCGCCGAGATCGAGCGACTTGATCGGCGAGAAGCCGAGGGGGTGGAGTGATGGACTACGCCGCGTTCGCCTGGGGGCTGGTGGGCACGGTGGCCGCGCATTACGCGCTGCGTCGCCGCATCTACGACCCGGAAACCGGCGACGTTACATTTCTGCTCGCGTTCGTCGTCATCGGCATTTTCTGGCCGGCGTGGCTGGTGTGGGCCGTTCGCAACAAGGGAGGCTCGTGATGATCGAGATTCTTGGTTGGCTCGCATTCGCCTTCGGCGGCGCCTATGTGTTCGGCGGCATTGCCGTTCTGGTAGGCGCGACCCTGCAAGGCGGCGGCCTTGAGGCATTCGGCACTGGACTGTTCTTCGGCGCCATCGTGGCGATTGCATGGCTCGCGTTCGCCGCCTGGCTATCGCCACTTACTGTGTCGTTTTGATGCGCAGTTGATCGGCTTGATATGCACGTTGCGGCTGTACTACGATGCAACTGCGACGAGAGGAATGGCTGCGCCGCGTCGGGAGACGGAAAGACAGCCGCGTATCGGTGGCTGCCCTGGTGCCTCGGCGAGCGACGGGGTAAACGTAACTGAATGACCGGCCAGGACAGCCAGCCGATGCGGTGAAGCGATTGATAGGGATAGCCGGGCGACACCTACCGGCCCCGCATCACAAGCTATTAGGGGAAGAATCCGGCATTGCGACCGCCCCGATGATGGCCGCCGACCGAGCAGGGCGCATCTGCTCGGATGGCCCGACGCCGGGAGGCGGGGCCACCTATGGCCGCCTCACAATCGTTTGTAACTTTCACGGTTCAAGCCGATTCCCTGTTTGTCGATGGTGGAGAACGGGGCGGCCACCCATCACCCCAAGCGCTGCGCTATGTCCGCGGCGCTTTCGTTATAGTAGGTAAGCAATGACCGCAAATCGCGGTGCCCCACCAGCCGGGCCAACGTCATCACGTCCACCTTGCGCGCCAGGCGCGTGATTGCCTCGTGCCGACTATCGTGGAACGCGATATGGCGCAGCCCGCTATGATCCCGCCCCTTGCGAAAGTGCGAATCCAGTTGGGTGCGGTTCAATTCAAGCATCCGGTCATCGCCATCCTGGCGGCCTGATTCCAGTATCTCGATCAACTCCACGGCCCGGCTCGTCAGCGGCACGTCGCGCTCATCGCCGTTCTTAGTCCTGTCCAAATGGACAAACCGCTTGTCCAAATACACCTGATCCCACGTCAGGCTCACGATCTCACCAGCACGCATGCCCGACTCGATGGCGAGCAGGAAGGCGACGGCCGCGCGTTGCTGCATGGTGCGGATCTCCGGGTCGGCAGCATCGAAGCCCAGCGCCAGGGCGATGCGATCCGCGTCGTCGGGAATCACACGCTGATCCCGGGGGCGGGAATTGCCCGGCTTGCGCACGTCGTCGGACGGGTTGGATGCAATCAGGCGCCACTCACGCCGGCACTGCTCGAGCACCGATCGGAGTAGGTTGAACTCACGGCGCACCGATGCCGGCTTGACCGCCTCAAGTCGATCGTCGCGCCACTCGGCGATATGGGCGGGCTGCAACCGGTCGAGACGCACGCGCGCAATCTTGTGCCGCTGCATCTGGCGCAGGCGAATGATCTCCCACCGGCCGCTTTCCCGCTTTGACGAAATCTCGTCGGCGTAGCGCTGCATGGCGTCGCCCAGGCGGGCAGTGCCGGCCGTGGCGTGAACGCCCAACTCGATCTCGGACTCGGCTCGCTCGGCCCACGCCCGGGCCTCAGCCTTCGTCTGGAACGACTGCGATCGGCGCACGCCGTTGACGCACACCTCGGCCCGCCACTTCGCACCCCGTTTTCTGTATGTCGGCAT